TTGCAATGGATAGACCACCTGTATGTTTCCTTCTTTCATGGTAAAACTTTTGACCACCAAACACTAAGGTATTGAGACATAGACTACGATATGCACCTATAAAAGTTTGAAATGCCCATGATCCGTCTAAACTGTTAAATATATCAGTTCTTAATTGTACAATATCCCCATCTTTAACTTTATAATCATGGCTGTTAAAATGAATTGTTCTCCTTGCTTTTGCACCATTATCCCATGTGGCATCAATAATATCTACATTATCCGTATCAATGTTTTCATTAGCTAATAGTTTTTCTACATGCTTACTATACAGACTATAATGTGGCACTGTTTTGTACTTAGTAGAATGATTGCCTATAAAGTCTCCTGTATCAGAACGAATAATTGCCTTCTTTCCTTCGGCTACTCTTTCAACCCCTACATCATTTCCATTTATATCTTTACTTTCAAAATAATAATGCAACGGCACTTCCTGTACACCAAAATCAAATAAAGATAAATCCTTTAAATTTTTATGCACTTTAGTTTCTGGTAGCTCATGAGTAGAAGTACCCATTACCTCATCAACTTGTCTTGTAGTAGTATTATTATTGTTCATTAAATCGTACATTTTGTTCTCCTATTTTTATTGATTAAAAAAACTATTCTTATACAGAATAAGACCAATTGCAAACAAATAATTAATTATTTTTTATTCTGTACAGAACTTTTTTTTTCTTTTCCAATATCTCCCACAATATGATGTCGTAAAACTGTTCCGTAAGGTAATTCCTGTACAAAATTATTTAATGTATCTATATCTTGTTGTGATTGACTGACAATTTTTTGCTGTGGCTGACTGACATTTTTTCTGGTATGTTCCCATTGTAGCCGTACTCTACCATAAGTACCATAACAACCACCTTGCTCCTCATTGCCTACTAAATCTTTTTTACTGCCATGAGCATGAAACACGATGACAAAATTTCTATCCTTCCTTGCACAAAGATCACAGTCTATACAACCAACTTTTTTATTATACTCTGACGGACAACGAACAAATTTTATTTCTTTATGGACAAAGTGTTTTCTGACATTTTTATCGGACAAAGTTACTGTCGTGGGATAACCTTTATTGTGTACAGCAACAGCATCATTGACATTATCTGTAGAACGATTAATTGTCGTATGCTGTTTACTATCTCTTATTCTGTACAGAAAGTTAAAGTGAAAGTTTCTATTTTGTTTAAGTGATATATCCTCAAATTTAAAATGAGTATAAGTCCATGATCTACCACCTCGTGGCTTGGCATCTAATACAGCATCTAGATAATTCCAGTCAATTTGCCCTGTACTGACAGTATCGTTAGGATTCAATGGACAAATTTTAGGGCAAGTACCGAAAACGTCATTTTTGCCAGAACGATAGGTTACAGCACAATCGGTGGTTTTAATGGCTTGGCTTTTTTTAACTGTTTTTAACATTAGGGTATCCTCCTACCAAATCCACGTACACTTGTCCATTAAAATTTGTTTTATTATTATGCTCGTCTTCTACAGATATATAAACTATATCCTCACTGCCATACTCGTGCTGACAACTATTAATTTGTACAATGGCATCACTTGGCAATGTTTCTAATGCTTTTATCAATAATTTAACTTGCATGTTTCTTTACCTTCTGCTCGGTTATGATTGCTTTACCTTGTACAACCTTAACATCTATTTTCTTTCCTGTACCTAGATGATAACCAATTCGTGCATTTAATTTTATTAGATCAAGATTGTTCTGTACAGTAATAACTTCATGTAATTTAGTTTTTTTCATTTTCCCATTCTCCTTGTCTATTTTATTCTTCTTTTATATTTTCTATAATATCACAAATATAAATATCTCCATTCTGTACAGCATTAATTAAAAATTCTTTATGATCAATAGTGCCATTGTCTAAATTTTCACCTGTTTGTTTATCTACAATTATACTTCCAATGTCTACTATATATCCAGCTACCATCTCCATTCTCCTTGTTTGTACAGAGACACATTTATAATATCTTTAGAAGTGTTTTATTATAATAACAAATATCTTTATAAGTGTTCATAAATGTATCTCCTATAGTGGCAAGGCTTTCTCTATGCTTACTTTCCCTTGCCACAACATAAACTAAATCACAACTAAAAATACTTGTCAACTATTTTTTCTTTTTTCTAAAATATAATCTAAATCATTCTGTGCCTTTTCTTTTGTACTGTACAGAGTAAGGTATTGTTTTGTTTCCGTATTATATATAGCATACATAAAATAATTATTTTGCTCGTAAGGTAATATTATTAAATCGGCTGACATTTTATAAATTATTCTCCCTATGTTCTTTCCATACTTCACTGACAAATTCTTCCAAATACTCCTCTGCATAATTAGAGTCAAGTGACAAATCTTTGTATTTATCTGTTGACAAAAGTTTCTCAGCTTGTTTCGTGGCATCGGCAACATCGTCTGACAATTCTTTGACAATTTTTTCCACAGCTATTTGAAAGTCTATTTCTATCTCTAATATATCTTGCTTGTACTGTGTCATAGTTTGTAACCTTCCATTGTAAACCATTTAGGCATAGGCCTTGACTTTTCCCACTTGGCTATGTCTTTCTTGTCGTTGACATAATATCTCCTGTATGCCCTAACTGCGTTGTTATGGATACGTAACTTAGTAGATTTATATTTGTCTGGCATACACTGTGGGTGTGGTGTTTTTTCCGTATCTTGATATTGCAACGTACCCCAATCTGTTTCTCTTAAATCCATAATAACTTGCTGACATTTATGTATCTTATTATATCTCCTAGTGTACTCAAAACATAACTCCATGCCATGCTGTACTAACCAACAAAAATTATCAGCACTATCTCCTGCCCATAATGTACAGGGATGATTTTTATGTACCTCTCTATAAGGCACTAAATGGCCTTGTCCATGTCTATGAAACACAGAACATAACATTTGTGCTGTTTCTAATGGCATCTTGACAATGTGCTTGTCACACTGCATTTGTGCTGACTGTACAGGACACTCGTCTAGTACGAATATGTTCATGTCAATCTCCTTCTAATTCTTCTAAATTAAAATCTACTCTATCCTCTATACTATTGTCAACCATTACTACATTTCTTATATCGTCTTTAAAAAAACCATAGCACTCTAACTCTTGATTGCATTGTTGTAGCTTGTGTATTATTTCTTTTACTTTCATTCTACTTTCTCCACTTTAATTTCCCAAGCAAACTCTCCATCATCATTAGAATCTTCAAATGATATGGCATCATATACATTGTCATCTCCATAATCATCAATAAAAGTTATGTCTACTTTTAAATGGTGTGGTTTTAAAAGTTTATTAATAACCTCAACACTATTCTCTAAAGCATTAGATTTATAGCTGTCGTTAAATACTATTTTCATAACTCTTTACTCCAAAATAATTTTCCATAACTGTTATCTGATCTTGTATATGTTCTAAATCTTCTTTCGTTACATCTTCAACTTCATCTAAACAACAGGCAATAGATATACTTGCTTCTTTTACTGCTTCTACTACTTCTGGGGGTGCAATGTAATCTTCGTTCATAGTTCCACCACCTCCTCTAACTCTGCATCTATATAATCTTGTTTCTCACAACCACACAATTCACCACTGATATGAATGCCACCGTCTTTCACTAAAATTTCCCTTGCTTCTTTTTCAGTCTTTGCTTCTATAGTATAGACATAACAGCATGGCACTGTAAAAGTATATTCTTTCATAGTTCCACCTCCCTTAAAACTTCTTCCAAATCATCTTCCTCAATTCTATCACATATAAACGAATGGTCAAACTTATATGTGGTTCTCCAATATCTTACCTTTCCATTCTTATCTTCAGTTTCAAATGTAAGTTCACTCACACATAAACTTGCTAATTCTTCTTTGGTCATTTCCCCTGTCCTCTATATTTTTTCCATAATCTTCTCTTGTTCTTATTCTTTGGTCTGCTTAAATTGGAATCACCGATAGCTGTTCTTTTTCTAACAGTTTCGTTCCTGTACACAAAGCTACTTCTCATCTACTTTCTCCTCTAAACTTTGTAAATAATCTAATACATCATCTATACACTCCCCAATAGTGTAATCTGTACCTTCGTTATCCTTTGGCAATTTTTGTATATCTTTAGGGACACTTCTTTTTATATCCCACATATCACAAATTGCAGAAGTTAAATCATTTTTATATATCATTATACATTCTCCCATTTATCTATCTTCCACAATAAAACTTCAGCAAGTTCTTTTCTTCCTGCACAGATACCATCACTAATACTTTCTGCTGTATCTTCATCCAAATCGGGATCTGTGTCATCTATCTCTTTCTGTAGATAATCCTTAACTTTTTGTATTAGCTGATTAGCTAAATCGTCTGGGTTACCTCTCATCTACATTCTCCTCTTTTATATTACTTATTTCCTTATCAGTTAATACTATACCATACTCCTCAAGAAATCCATCCTTTACTCCCTGTATGTATTCTTCTTTGTTCTTTGCTGTATAATTATTACCAGACCAACACACAGTTACATCACAATAATATTCATTCATCTACATTCTCCTCTAAATATTTTATATATTTCTCTTGCCAATGTTTACTTAACTCTGTCATAGGAATATACTTATATCCTGTAAGTTTAGCATCTTCTTTAACTTCATCTAAATTTCCATAGATTAACCATAAGGCCTGTGTTGGCTTGTTGTTATCATCTACTAAAACATAATCAGTTTCATTTAGTTTAACCATTTCCGTTCTCCTTTATCTAACCCTTGCACAGCACAAAAACCTTGTCAAGCATTTTTTTCAAAAAAAAAAGAGCAGTCTAATTAAAGACCACTCTCTTTCCTTTGTTGGCATATTTTATACTCCTTGTGTCAATTCACTGAGACAGGTATAATTTTAATCATTTAGCCTGTACTGACATCCTGTGTCCTTTCATGCCTGAACCAACAAAACTTCCTGAATGAGACTTGACTATACAATGTCTCCAATCAGGAAACTTCTCTATACAGCAAACTCTAGCTGTTCTTCATCCTCTCCATATTTACCTTCTTCAAGGCGGTAGTGATATACACCACCAATCCATTTACCAACGACATTTTTTCTGCCGTAAGGTTTTTTTCGTAAACTACGAATACCCGCAGAAGTTCCTGTTTCTAGATAGCCAATTCTTCTGGATATCTCCTGTACAGAATGCCAACCACCGTCTGCCAATACATCAAGTATTCTTGATGACATTCCTCTGCGTTTATGGTATGTCTTTTTTTCTTTTTCTTTAGTCATCTTCTTTCTCCTCATATGCGTTAGGGTGTCCATCTCTGACTAAATCTTGCCAAAAGGCTTTGTGAATTTTTCCTTTATCTTCACCATGCTCTATAGTCATTTGTTGATATTTTAGGTTTGCTTCTTCTATTACTTTGTCATAAGCCCTGTCAAGTTTAGTTATGGCAGAGTAAGTAACATACTCTACCCCACTTTCGTTAATATCTTGTACAAGAGTTTTGACATGATTTATAAGCAATAGCTGTGCATCAGTAACTTCCACCGATTGCACCTTTTCTTTTTTCTTCGCTTTAGCCATATCTTCATTCTCCTTCATTTTTAACTCTTTTTCTAACCATTTTATAAATGACATAATTTTACTCCCCTGTCAAATTTTTTTTCTTTTTCTTTTTATAATGATACAATTCATCTGTCAACTCTTTTATTCTTTTGTATGCTTTCCTAAGCTGATCTTGTACTTCTTTGACATTTTTTCTAAGCAATTCATTTTCATTTACAAGTTTTAAGAGATGTTTCATGGCTATACAGGATCTCCCCAAGGGGTGTACATTTTTATCCTGTCATCTGGAAGAGTATCTACTTTTACACACAAGCTATTAACAGGCCTAGTTCTTATACGAGGGTTTTCGTCACGAACAGCTTTCGTCATAGTTTCTGTCATCAAAAGACACTCTTCCAAATGCAATGGCTCATAGTATACATACTTTGTTAAGTCATCAACAGTAGAACAACTTTTCAAACAAAATGTAATTATGGCGTAATAGAAATACTCCATCAGCTTTTAGTTTCCTCTACAGGAGCATCTTGTGTTCTTTGTCCTTGTAGTGCTTTTATTTGCTTATCTACATTTTCTATATTTGCCTGTAGAGACTTCTTATGCTCTTCCAATGCTTGTATTCTACTGTCTATCTTCTTATTCATTAACGTATTGTATTCGCTATCTTTCATAACATATACAGTTGGTGTCTGCATAGTTGTTCGCATGAAAGCTAGGCCTAAGTTGTGCATATCATCCATCCACATTATATTTCTCCTTCTACATAAATGTTGCCTGTGTTTCCCACAAAGCGTTTGATTATAGTTTTACCACACCTAATGTCTACGATAGTATTTAAGTTTATATTTCTATATCCTTTATTTTTTAAATCATATACAGTTAGGTATTTATCTCTGTTATTAAAATTTTTACCGCCTTTGAAATGTTTTGTAACTTGTAGTCTACAATTCATTTCTCGGACTTCTCCGTTCTTTTTTACAAAAGTAGCTTTAAAAATTTTATGCCCTACAGCTTTCTTAATAGCAGGAGACACTAATGCTTCAGTGTATAGTTTCATCATCATTATCCTCTTCATTATATCTGTCTATCTCAAATACCAATGATATAAATATTCCTGTAAATACGTTTAATATTATACTACATTGATCTACCTTAGATAAACCCAATAACATATACTTATTACATAAGTCAAGTAAATCTTTGGAAAAACTCTCAGTTACCTTTTTATATTTATCGGACATATAGTGTTTCCTTATAGGGTTACTTATATATAGCGATTGATTTTCTGGTTGTCAAGTGTTCGGGCAAAAAAAATTTTTGTTGACATAATTTTAAAAAGGTATTAGTAATGGACATAGATAGATTTATTAGGAGAACTTATATGAACGGAGAGTTTGATGTTGTTGACTTTGTTAAGGCATTATCTTTGCCAAATGAAGAATCATATAGAGGCGATTGCCCTGTTTGTTTTCGTAAAAACACTTTCAGTGTTACTAATACTTCTGGGAGGATTTTGTATAATTGTTACCACGCTGACTGCTCTGTTGGAGGATCTACAAAGGCGGGGCAACTTATTCAGACACAGAATAAACCACAAGTTAAAAAAGCACCTAGAGTAGATTTATCTGTATATGACAAACAATGGGTAGGTTTAGATCGTAGCCAGAGAGCTGTTGACTATTTACAGTCTGTACAGAGTTATCATGCCTACAAACATAGACACGCTACTATACGATATGACATTAAGGAAGACAGATGTGTGTTTCTTGTATATGACGGAATGACATTAGTTGATGCTGTAGGAAGAGCACTAACTAATATCAAACCAAAATGGAAAAGATATGCATCATCTAAAATACCATTTGTGACAAACAACAAAAGTGATTACCTAATAATTGTAGAAGATTGTGCATCGGCTTGTGCTGTGACAATGGCGGATGTACGAGGTATGGCACTCATGGGAACAAATCTCTTGACACAATATTTAAAGTATTGTAAGGGATACAAACAGGTTACTATGGCACTTGACAAAGATGCGTCAAAGAAAGCCATGAAGCTTGTCCATGAGTTGTCTATACATGTAAGAACAAAATTAAAATTATTAGACAGTGATATTAAAACTTGGACAACAGAAAAAATTACAGGAGAATTTGGTTGTCGTGGTTTACCAGATGAGGGGGCAGATTAGTTGACAATAGAAAAGCAGATATTATCGGCCTGTATGGCTACTGATTTCTTTAAGGAAACAGAGGAGGTTGTTTCTAAAGATATGTTTGCTAATGGAGTAGGCACAATCTTTGAAACTATTTCGTCTGCACAAAAGAAGTATGATAGTGATATAGATGTAAATACTTTGCTTGAATTACATAGGAGTAAATATCCTGCGTTGCCTGATTCGTCAAGAGAACCTATAGAAGAAGTTATAAAAGAATTAGATAAGTACAAACCTAGTAACAAAATTATATTAAAAGATCTAATCATTGACTTTTGGAAAAAAGACAAAGCTCATAAAATTAGTGACTTATCAGCTGACATTTGGTTAGGCAACAGTGATGACTTTATAGCGTTAAGAACATTGGTAGATTCAGCTATAGAAAACACACCTGAAGAAGAAGGAAACTTTCAGGAAGTCAAAGACGATGTACAGGATTACATTAATGGGTGGGATCAAGGTTTTGAATTTAAATTTGATTTACAATCGTTGGCTGATAAAATTGGTGGTGCGGGTAGAGGTAATCTTGGTATTATCTTTGCTAGACCAGAAACAGGTAAGACAACATTCTGTACATACTTAGTAGCGGAATATATCCGACAAGGGTTTAAAGTTGCGTACTTTGCAAACGAGGAGCCGGGCCGGCTAGTAAAAGGAAGGGTATTTTCGGCATACCTTAAACGGTCTATAGATGAAATGAAACAAAACATAGAACACTCAATGGAGGTGTACAGAAATGAAATAGAACCAAACCTAAAACTTTTAGAAGGTAGAGGAATAACTTTACAAGAGATAGAAAAATTTGTTGACATCCATAAACCTGATGTGGTAATGGTGGATCAATTAGATAAAGTTGTCATCTCTGGTAATTTTTCCAGAACTGACGAAAAGTTAAGAGCATTGTACGAAAGCTCTAGAGCCATAGCGAAGAAACAGCAAGTGTTGTTGTGGTCGGTGTCTCAAGCTTCGTATGATGCTCAAGGTAGACAGGAAGTAGATTTTAGTATGTTAGAAAATAGTAGGACAGGAAAAGCTGCAGAAGCTGACATTATTATAGGTATAGGAAAGAACTACGGTGAAGAAGAAGATTACATCCGTCACCTTTGTGTATCTAAAAATAAACTTAATGGTTGGCATGGTACTGTGACATGTTCTATAGATATACATCGTGCAAGGTATGAACTATGATTCTTATGGCCGATGGATTTGATGATGCGATTTTAGGATTAGGAAGGAGATGTGGACATGGCGATATTCTTGTGTATGACGTTGATAAATGCATTACTATACTTATAGACAATGATGGTATGACAAGAGAAGAGGCGATAGAGTACTTTGAATTTAATGTAGCGGGAGCATGGATGGGTGAAGGAACACCTATCTTTTTGTACAGGGGGGTAGAGGATGAAGAGTTATCAATACTTTAAAACTAATTCTAAAGGAAATCCTGTATTTAGAAAAAACACTGGTCAAACTTTATGTGAGGTAGAAATATATTTAAAAGAAAATGATATTACTTATGAGTATAGACTAGAGGCTACTGCATTAAAAATTTATAGTGAAGAAGACAAACCTTATATATACTATTTTACTACAGGAAGGTGGAAACCTTATAATGGAAAAAAAGCCCCACATTATCGTAGTGATAATATACAGAATTTTGTTGAAAAATATTTAAATAGGAAGTTTGATGATAACCGTTCTTGACATAGAAACAACATTTAAAAAAGATGACAGTGGTAAGACAGATGTTGATCCCTATACAGGAAACATGTTAGTTTCCGTTGGTTATAAGAATGATACAGAGAACTACCTATGCTTTAGCCATACAGGAAAACAGCCAACAGAAAATGGTTTTGAAGAATTACAATCTGTTCTAGATAATACAGAATTATTAGTAGGGCATAACATAAAGTTTGATTTAAAATGGTTACTGGCGTGTAATTTTAAATATACAGGAAAACTTTGGGATACTATGATAGCGGAGTATGTTATACATGGTGGTGACAAAGTGCCATTGTCTTTATCAGAGTGTGTAAAGAGGTATGGCCTAGATCAGAAACGTACAGATTTAACAGAGAGGTATATGAAAGATGGAATATCTTTTGACTGTATGCCTTGGCATATTGTAGAGGAATATGGTAGGGCTGACGTAAATATAACAGAACAGCTGTACAAGAAACAACGAGAGATTATAACAGAAGAATCTGGGTTAGTGCCAACGATAACCATGATGAATGAGATGTGTCAAGTTCTTACCGAAATGGAAAATACAGGTATGAAAGTTAGCACAGATTCTTTGACAGAAATAAGAGAACAATATCATAATGAATACAACGAGTTACATGAGTTTCTTAACGAAGAAGTTAAGAGGGTTATGGGTGACACACCAGTAAATTTGGACAGTCCAGAAGATAGATCAAAAGTTTTGTACAGCAGAGCAGTGGCAAATAAAAAACATTGGGCGTTGACATTTAATCTTGGATATGAACAGCGTGGTAGTACAAGAAAAAAGAAAAGAATAAGAAAATATAAGCATGAGGATTTTGTTAGAAAGGTAAGAGCCAATACTATCGTGATGCAACAAACAGAGTCACAACGGTGTGGGGATTGTCAAGGTAAAGGATATATTCATCCCTTAAAAAAAGATGGCACAATAGGTAAAGCAAAAAGAATATGTAAGACTTGTGATGGGCAAGGATTGGTATTTAAACCACTAGGCAAAGTTGGTGGATTTAAACTTGTTCCAAAGGATTCCTATGATGTAAGTACACATGGTTTTAAAACAGATAGGCCTACATTGGAAACTCTTGCTTTGTCTGCTAATGATGAACAGAAAAAATTTATTGAGGCGTACATAAAATATAATGCCATAGGAACATATTTGCGTACTTTTGTTGACGGTATAGAAAAAGGATTAGATAACAAGAGTTTTATACATCCTCATTATATGCAATGTGTTACTGCTACAGGAAGACTATCTTCTCGTGATCCTAACTTTCAAAACATGCCACGAGGAAATACCTTTCCTGTCCGTGCTTGCGTTATATCCCGTTGGAATAGCGGTAAGATACTTGAAGGAGACTATAGCCAATTAGAATTTAGAGTTGCTGGATTTTTAGCAAAAGATCCACAGGTGTATGCAGATGTCACTGACGGATTTGATGTACATAAATTTTCAGCAAAAGCATTGGGTGTGTCTAGACAAGAAGCAAAGGCACATACATTTAAACCTTTATATGGAGGAATCTATGGAACAGAAAAAGAAGTCGCCTACTACGATCTTTTCAAGGCCAGATATTCAGCTATTGCTGAGTGGCACATCGCTTTACAAAATGAAGCGATTAAAGAAAGGAAAATCACCCTACCCTCAGGCAGGATTTATCACTTTCCTGATGTGCGTAGGGTTTTTCATGGCGGTGCTAGCCATGCTACTGCTATAAAGAACTACCCTGTACAAGGTTTTGCTACTGCAGATTTGCTTCCTCTTGCCCTTATAAATTTAAGAAAAATTTTAGTTGACAAGGGTATGAAGTCTGTGATATGTAATACCGTACACGATTCAATTGTCCTTGACGTGTTTCCTGATGAGGAAAAAGAGGCGATTGAAATTTTAACGGAGTCTATGTTGAGTATTAAGAATGAAGCCCAAAAACGATACGGAATTGAATACGATATGCCAATCGGTATTGAACTTAAAATGGGAAAAGACTGGCTTGACATGGATGAAGTTTTAACACTATAACTCGTAGGAGAAAGTAATGATGTCACAAGACGTTATGAAGACTAAACCAAGTGCAGTACCTTCTTTGACAAAGATGTCAGTAGAAGAACTAGCTGCATTAACAGGGCAAGACATGCCGAATGCCTCAGAGAATGCAGGCCTTCCTCGTTTTGCCATAAATCACAGTGAGGAAGACAGTGAGGGGCGAACTATACCCCGTGGTCTATTCTCGTTAAAATTACCGGAGACAGGCTCTCATGCTTATGCAAAAGAAGCAGAGCTCAGAATATTCTATCGGCTGTATACTTATAGTCGTTGGGATGTGGAGCAACAAGCTTTTGGCTGTCAAACTATTCAAGCACCAACATTGTCTGCTGATTTCTATGATACGGAAGGAAACTACCGTTGTGGTAGATTAACAAAAGACGAACTAGCAGGTGTTACGAAGGGTAGTGCTGAAGAACTGTTACATAAAAGTGTTAAATGTAACCAAGTACTCTATAATACAGTTAAGCTGATTGATCCTGTAGATGCAGAGGGAAATAAGGTTACCATGCCACAAGAGATTCCTTCTGTATGGTACATACGTGGTTCTAGTTTTCTGCCCGTAAGCGATCACATTAAGACGATAGCTAGACAGAAACAGATTATGTGTACCGCATTGAATAAAGTCACAACTGCTAGAAGAAAAATGGGAGGCAATTCTTATTTTGTTCCTATACTATCTGTAATTAAAACTATAGATATACAGGAAGGTGATCAGGAGTTGATGACAAAATTCTTTGAAACTAAAGAGGCTATCAATAATAAGGTAATGACACAATGGCGTGAAGAAAAAGAAAAGAATGCCAAAGGTGGAGACTTATCTGATTTTGATGAAGTCTTAGCGACTACAGGATAGTCTTTTGTTTAATCCTATACTAATGAAAGTTCAGGGATTACTAGATCGTGCCATTAAAGAAGGCATTGATCTAGATCCTGAGCTGATAGAAGAATTTAAAACACACTGTGGGGAGGCGTTGGTTAAACAACTCTCTAGAGGCAGAGGTAAATACTCTTTGCGTATGAGTGGCTTAGGTAGACCTATGTGTCAGCAGTGGCATGACAAAAATGAATCACCAAAAGAAATACAGTATAATTCTATTATGCGGTTTTTGTTCGGTGATATTGTAGAGGCTATTGCTATGGTTGTTTTAAAATCTTCTGGTGTTAATGTAGAGTCTGAACAGGAAAGAGTTAATCTAGATTTAGGAGTTTGCAATCTAGAAGGAACCCTTGACGTTGTGATAGACGGTAAAGTATGGGATATAAAATCTGCATCTCCCTATGCTTTTTCCAAGAAATTTGGTGGAGAGTTTGGGGGATACAATAAAGTAAAAGAAGATGATACCTTTGGATATCTTATGCAAGGGTACCTGTATAGCAAAGCAAAGGGCATGGACTTTGGTGGTTGGATAGTGGTAGATAAAGCTTCTGGTGAGTGGGCGGTCTGTGAGGCACCCGACTACCAGAAAGATGATTCTGATGAACAGCTATCTAAAGCCAAAGTCAATGCCAAACAAATAGTTAAAGACGCACCGCTGAAAAAAGAATTTAAAGATAAAGAAGAAACTTTCCGTATACAGTATGGCCCACGAAAAGGTGATGTTGTATCTACAGGAAATAGAGTTATGCATACAGTGTGTAGTTATTGTGATTATAAGCTACAGTGTTGGCCTAATGCTCAGATGTACAAAAGAGTTGGTACACAAGCAACACAACGACCTCTTGTGTGGTATACAAAATTAAAGAAACGAGAGGTGGATATATGATTTATCTCTCTACAGAAGTAACTATCGGTGATAGCTATCTCAATGAAACAGCATACTTTGCCTATCCAGAATGCGATAAAGTTTTTGGTGGTGATAGTATTGTAAAAGAGTTACGCAATCATCCCTCTGGCATACCTATCCGCCTAACCTATACGTTTGACCTAGACGAACCGTGGGGGGATGATCGGTATGAAGAGCACATGGAGAAAATAGACAATGACTTAGATACATTATTAACACATGCAAAAAAGAGAGATAGCCTTGTAGTACTACACTGGACAGGTATAGAGGAGCAACGAGCTATATTAAAACAATCTGCACCAAAGACTTTCAAATACTTTAACGAGAAGTTTGAAAAGATTCTATACAAACACACACCGAGACAATAATGGTACTACGACATCATGGCTACCGATCAGACTTTGAACTGTCTATAGCTTTAGGATTAAGAAAAAGAAACATAGATTTTGAATATGAAACACATAAAATAGATTATGTTAGACACGCAACATACATACCTGACTTTTGTGTTAATGATTTTTTTATAGAAGCAAAAGGTTTATTTAACGCTGCTGATAGAGGAAAACACTTACTTATAAAAAAACAACATCCAGAACTGGACATACGGTTTTTGTTTATGAAAGCAACAAATAAGCTGTACAAAGGATCTAAAACTACCTATGCAGGGTGGTGTGAACGGTATGGTTTTAAGTGGTGTCAAGGTTTTATTCCACAGGAGTGGTTAGATGAATAAAGAAGATTTATTAAAGCACAGAGATAAACTACCAAAAGATATGTACGTCATTCTTCTTAAACCAGAAGGTGATGACAATATCAGTTTGGCTATTTTTGACACACATTCAAACACAAAAGTTAGCACTGTAGATTTAGCTTATACATTATCTAGAGGTGTTTTGTCGTATCTTACCAACGACATGGAAACTATAAAGGAACGAGGACAAAGTGTTATACTCAGTGAGTTACTAGAGTTTACAAATCTTCCTGTAACTGATCTTCTTATGGATAGGCCAAAGACAAAGAAACATAATAAGAAAGATAACATAACTTATCTTTTTGGAAAAGATGAAGATGATAAGCAGTAATAGCATGACAAAAAAAGAATTTAAAACACACGATGAAATGATTAGAGATTCTGTAAAAGGAAAGAAAAGACAGGTGGGAGGAAACCACTACATGAATTTTGCAATCATGCCCATAGAATATATTTCTAAAAATAATCTTGACTTTCTTGAAGGGAATATTATAAAATATATCTCTCGTCACAAACATAAAAACGGTGCTGAGGACATAAAAAAAGTTATACATTATGCGGAATTAATATTAGAAATACAATACGGAGAAAAATAAATGACATCATTAATGGGAAGTAATTATTTACCTACAGAGTATCAGGCATTTATACATATGTCTCGTTATTCCCGTTGGTTACCAGAAGAAAATAGAAGAGAAAGTTGGGATGAAACAGTGAGTAGACTTGTTACATTCTTTCGTAGCAGTGTGGAAAACGTAGATGAAAAAACTTGGGAGGATACACAAGATGCTATTCTTTCTCTACAGGTAATGCCAAGTATGAGAGCTATGATGACAGCGGGTAAGGCATTGGAAAAAGAACACATAGCTGGCTATAACTGCTCGTATATACCGATAGATAATCCTAAAGCATTTGATGAAGTGCTGTACATACTTATGAATGGTACAGGTGTAGGATTTTCTGTAGAGAGACAGTATGCAGATAAGTTACCTACAGTACCAGACAGAGAATTTGAACACACAGAAGATGTTATATCTGTGGTAGACTCTAAGGAAGGTTGGGCAAAAGGATTTAGAGATTTAATATCTTATTTGTACACAGCAAGGATACCTAAAGTAAATGTATCTAAACTACGACCTGCAGGTGCAAGGTTAAAAACATTTGGTGGTAGAGCTAGTGGGCCACAGCCATTGGTAGACTTGTTTGACTTTACAATTACAAAGTTTAAAGAAGCAAGAGGTAGAAAGTTGTCTTCTATGGAATGCCATGATATTGTGTGTAAGACAGGAGAAGTGGTAGTAGTAGGTGGTGTAAGACGATCTGCTCTTATCTCTTTGTCTAACCTATCAGATCAACGTATACGTAAAGCAAAGATGGGCGAGTGGTGGAATGATAATCCACAGAGAGCATTGGCTAACAACTCTGTAGCCTATACAGAAAAGCCTGATGTTGGTATCTTTATGAAAGAGTGGTTGTCTTTGTATGAAAGTAAATCTGGAGAGAGGGGCATATTTAGTAGATCTTCTGCACAGGCAAAAGCTGCTGAGAATGGCAGGAGAGATGCATCGTGGGCTTTTGGCACAAACCCTTGTAGTGAGATTATATTACGACCTAATCAATTTTGTAATCTTACAGAAGTTGTTGTACGATCTGCAGACACTATGAAATCATTAACCAAGAAGATACAGATTGCAACTTTTCTTGGTACAGTACAGGCTACATTTACAAATTTTGGTTACCTAAGAAAGAGATGGCAGAACAACACTGAAGAAGAGAGGTTGCTTGGTGTGTCTCTTACAGGAATTATGGATAGTCCGTTGATGAATGGCAGAGAAGACGGTTTAGAAAAACGACTGGAAACTTTGCGTAGTGTTGCTGTAGAAGCTAATAAATATTGGGCAGAGAAATTTGGCATAAACCAAAGTACAGCTATAACCTGTGTAAAACCCTCTGGTACTGTTAGTCAATTAGTAGACAGTGCAAGTGGCATACATGCAAGACACAATCCATATTACATTAGAACAGTACGAGGGGATAATAAAGATCCCCTTACAGAATTTATGATAGATGCTGGTGTACCGAATGAACCAGACTATCTAAAACCAGATCACACAACAGTGTTTTCATTTCCTATGATGGCTCCAAAAGGTTCTGTGTGCAGGCACGACATGACTGCTATAGAACAACTGGAGATATGGAAGATATATGCAAAACATTGGTGTGAACACAAACCCTCTGTTACCATATCGGTAAAGGAAGAGGAGTGGGTACCTGTTGGTGCATGGTGTTGGGAAAACTTCCAGTATCTTAGTGGAGTTTCCTTTCTCCCGTTCTCCGATCACACCTACCAACAGGCACCCTATCAAGATATTGATGAAAAAGAATACAGAAAACTTGCAAAAAAAATGCCAGACAATATAGACTGGCAAAAGTTACAAGATTTTGAAAAGGAGGATAACACCAAAGGATCACAAGAACTTGCGTGTACTGCAGGCGTGTGTGAGCTTGTAGATATATAGGAAATGAGATGGCTGAGGCAAATTTGTTTGATTTATCCGTAAAGGTAAATACAGACGGGAAAGTTGTAACGGAGTTTAATTATATAGAAAAAAACACTCTGGTAGAAGCTTTAAACGAATGGAAAGATGATTACCCAAATACGCATATACTAGGAGCCGTGGTAGAATACCTCAAAAAGGTAGGCCATGCTGTAGAGGAAGATGTAGGAAAGTTGTGTAAGTCCTAGTAGTTGTAAGACTTACCGTAAGTTTTCTTAACCTTTTTCTTTCTTCTCTTTTTAGTTTTTACTTTGCCTCCATATTTGTAACCTATAGTATCAACACCTAAAGAATATTCCTCTGGAGCAGGTCTTATATTTATTGGTGCAAACTCAGGATCGTTTTCATAAGCAGATGGGGGAGCATCGTCTACTCTTATAGTAGGTTCTCCTCTTTGATACGATTCTATATCTCCTCGCCTTCTAGATCCTGCTCTATATATAACATTTTCACCTCTCATAGATAGGTTATCATACCCACGTTGAGGTCTAACTTTCATAAGTCCATCGTCTGCTGTAATGTTTATAGGTGCATCTTGGTCTGGAGTGTTGTAGTTTACCATAGTTTGTTCTCTTAACCTATTTGTAACATCCTCGCCTGTAACTCTTGGAGTCACTGTGCCCATGTTAGCTGCCATCGTATTCTGTATTCTTTGTGCTCTTTCTCCAGCTATTCTACTAACATCATTAGAACTATTTACTACAACTTTTTTTACATTGTCTCCTATAACATCTTTTTGGTCACCATCTCTAACTACGGTAGTTTTACCATTGCGAGTTTTTACGACTTTCATGCTTTTGCGTGTGGCACTGTCTCCCATGAGGTATTTAAATAAATCCCTAACTCCACCATTACCTATTTTGTAATCAGTTACAGGAGATCTACTGCCTTTCAATCTTTCTGACTCTGCCATGCTCTATGTCCTCACTTTACGAGGGCCATTGCTGTATATAACAGCCCCACCATATTTCATTTGTTTTGTGTCTGGATAGCGTTTTCCAGTCATTGGATTAACATTAGATAATTCTATTGCATCCATCATTGGGGTTGGAGGAGCCATCGCTTTTTCTGGCTCTGGTTTTTTTATATCTGGTTTAGCAGACATATCAGATCTACCTCCTTCAGCCATCTTTTTGTAGTATCCGTGTTTTCCGGGCATGTTAGTTTCCTCCCATATTTTGTTGCATTTGTTGTAATAATTCTCTTTCTCTTATAATTCCCCCTGCTCCTATTGGCGGTATTTGATCATAAAGTTTGCTAGGATTTTGTGAAATATATTCTTTATTTTCTAAATAGTTTTCAAAAAGAGCCATAGATTCTCCCATTAGTTGTGGGAGCCACACAAGAGCAGGAACATTTACGCTTCCTGATAGTGGTTTTCCTGATTTTATAATGTCGGCTATTTTTTCTGTAGCTTTAGGATTTAATAATAAACCAGCTATAGAAGCCATTTCATTTGATTTCATTTGCACAACCAATGCTTCTGCACCTATGTATTTAAGACCAGTACGGCCTTGGGCTACCGCATTAGTTCTACCTACATATGAACCTATTGTAAGTTGAGGAAGTCCACGGGTAGGTGTATCTATCAAAGATGTATCAACACCTTTTCGCATTGATGTTAAAGCAGCATTTTCTCCTAAAAGAACAAGGTCATCTACATTTATTCTTTCACCAAAAAGGTCTTTTATAATTTTTTTATTACTTTTTAAAAATTCCAAACTTTCCATAGATAAATTGTATACATAGCTACTTTCCCCTTTTCTAATCATTAAATCACCTACAGATGCAAATTTATTCATAAAGCCTTGTACAAATAAAGTATGAACTGCCTCATTAAACTTTTCTAGTTTTTTAGGATTGTTTAAAGAGATGATGTTATCTTGCACATCTTTTAATACACCAGATTGTAAATCAGTTAGTAAATTCTGTGGATCAGCTTGATATCTGCTTAATTTTTGTAAATCTCCACCAAGCACTTCATCTTTTAAAAATTTAATTCGGTTATCTATTTTTCCTTTTAAAACTTTTTTTGTTTTATTCATTACTGTTTGTGCATCTACTAAATCTTTTGCTAACGTATCCGATTGATCTACAGCTTTCTGTAACCTAGTGTCAAAATCTCGTGCTTCCATAAAATCAAACCGTTTTCTTTTTGTTACTGGATCTATACTTGCTTCTTCTAATGCGTCTATTATTCTCATTTTTTTATTAAGGTTTGCTGTTCCTATAGTTGCTGGTTCTTGAAATACTTCTATCACGTCTGTTACATTTACATCATCTGTAGGAACATTTATGGTTTTACCTGCTAATAATTTTTCAAGATCTCTCGGTGACGCTTCTACAATTTCTTTTTGAACTAATGTAAGAGCATGTAAATTTATTGCTTTTTCAAATTCCGCTTTTAATTTTGGATCAGCTCCTTGAAATAGAGTATCTATATCTCTATATACACCTGCTGCATCATCGGGATTACTAAATATTTGATCGGCCCATTTTTCAGGTTGTAAACTATACTCATGTCCACCAATATATTCTGGCTCTGATCTTTGTCTCCCCCTAGTTCCCCAAGTCTTCTTTAAAAGATTACTTTCTAACGCATTATAATATTTTACATTAGCTTCGTTAGCTTGATTTAATATCTCTCTATTTAATTTAATGTCTGGATCATCTTCTAGTTTTTTATATTCAATATCCATAGATCGTTTTATGTCCTGTAATCCAAAATATTGAAAAGCTTTTATATCTTTAATATCAGGTTTAAGTAATCGCATTCTTGCATTTAATCCACTTTCTATATTTCTTAAATCTTTTGCGGATAAATAAAAAGATGGCATTTTAGATATTCCATCTATACTAATGTTTTTTGCCATTAAAGTTTCTAATATAAAACTTTCGCTTTTCATAGCTCGTTCTATTTCAGCAGGTTCCATTTTAGCTTCTTTAAAAACTTCTCTAAGATAATCATTAAATTGTATGTCAGTAAGTCCTTCTTCCTTTTTTATAAGATTAAAATAATCTTGAGCTGCTTCACCAAACAAATTATCTAAAGCCTTTTGTGTATCACCAATATTATCTCTAAAATCTTGAGATGCACTTCTGTTTATTTTATCTTTTAACGCAAAATAGAACCCATTACCATTTACAACTTTATCTAAAGCATTTGCTTCTTTATATAACGTATCTTTTGCATCTTTTAATGCATTTTTTTGGTCTATTATTATGCTTGCTATATTTTTACTATTAGTAGATTTAGCTTTTATTGGATTTGCATTAAAGGCCTCTTTTGCTATATCATTCATTTCAGCTGCTGCTTCTATTCTTTTAGCATCATATTTTTCTAAAAATTCTATGGCTCTTTTTTGTCCACTTGTAAGTTTTATACTCGCTATTAAATCTCTTATGCTATGATCTACTGCAGGGTTTCCTAATACAAAGTTATCTATTTCTAAATTTATAGCATCTTCTAATTTATCCGCACTATCTACAGCTTCATCTGCTAAAGTTCTTTGCATAAGTTTAAGTTCGTTTACAAAATAACGTACTTCAGTTTGGATAGTTTCTGCTCTACCTTCACCGGTTGTTAATTTTTTGTTTATTCCAGATAAAACATCTTGTAAAACTGTATTTAACTGTTCTGCTAATTCTTGTTTCTGTTGAAAATAATCTTCTAAACCCGCTTGAGCTAACATTCCAGTACGAAATGAACTAGATCGTTTTGCTTTAAATGCAAATAAATCAGGCTCAATACCTCTTAAAACATTTAAATTAAACAAAGTTCCGAGGCTTGTTTCTGGATTTTCTATACCTAAATTCCTAAGACCGTCTACAATCTTTGTAGAATAATCTATAAATTTTAACATACGTGATTGAGACAGTGGAGATAATTCACTGAATGATTTTATGAATTTTTCTCCTTGCTTTATTTCTTTTGGTGTCAATCCTAAATTTGCTAAATTTTCATCTCCTCGTAAAACTTTTGCAAAACCATCTAAAGATAAACCACCCCTAAACTCTTGGATCATTTCTTTTTCAACTCTGCTAAGATCTACTTCATCAGGCTCCACTCCTCCAGTTTCTTTTTTTGCTCTTTGCAACACGGCTTGATCAAAACCTTTTTTTCCTCCATACTCTTTATAGGCTAAATTTGTAGCAGTATTCACATCAAATTTTCCAAAAGGTTTAATAAAAGGATTTATTATATGTGTAGAAGCAATACCTATACCTCTAGCTAAATTATCTAATGCTCTGTAAATACCTCCAGAAGTAAATGTTGCTACAATTGCTCCAGCAGTGTTTAGGCCTCCACCCACTTCCCAATCCATAGACCTATCTAAAAGATAAGCTGTACCACCATAAGCACCTTCTGCAAGAGCTGCACCACCCCACCACTGTGGTCGTTCTTTTCTCATTTGATAAATTTGATCTCTTTTAAATCCACTAAATGATTCTGATAAACGAGTAATTTTATCACCACCCTCTTTTTTTGTTTGAGATAAATCTTTTAATTTTACTCGGATTGTTTTTGATAACTCATAAATTGTAGGAGCCCTAGTTATGCCCCTTTCTGCCAATTCTCTTCTAACGAGTTTTTCTGATTCAACAGCAATATCACCAACTTCACCCCACGCTTTTCTGCTTGCCCATAAACCCGCTACAAATCCTGCTGGAAAAGTAACTCCTTCTATAGCTAAATTAATAGCTAACAATTTAGCCGGCACATCTTCTCTTCTTCCAAATTTATCAGCAAGATCAGATAGTAATAATGGTTTATAATTTCCTTTTTCATCTGTTATATACTCATGCATTTTACCGTCTTGCAAAACCCTTTTTGCAGTTTCTACGTCACCAAAAGTAGCCTTTACTCCTTTCCAAATCCCGACTCTTTGTGCAATATCAGCCCCTTGAAAAACTTCCTCTGTTGTAGGTATAAAATCATAAAAATGATCTAAACCAAAAGTACCCACTACAGCTGCTCCTCCTACTACTGGGTTAGCTATAATAGCACTAGCACCTACAGCGTACTTTATACTTTCTGGACCAAATGTCATATAGTCTGAAAAAATACTTGCTATAGTTGCGGGCCTTCCCTCCGCAGTTCCTAAAGTTTTTAAATCTAATTCGTTTATGCGATCTCTTGTTGCTCTATATATTTCCTCTAGTCTTTCTTTAGGTATATCAGCACTAACAACATATCTGTCTAAAACTTTAGATTTTCCATTTTCATCTGGAGCAGAATATAATTTCATTACATAATTAACTATTTTACCATTATCATCTTTTAAAGCTTTAAATGTTAAGTTAGGTTTAGATGCTTTTCTAATAGTTTCCTTTGCTCGTTTTTTAAAATACTCTTTACGTATATCTTTTGCATCTTCTGGAGTTACAAATTTTGTAGGTTCAGGAGCTTCTGCAGCAAACAATATTTCTGCGTCAGATGTAGGTGGTGCGGGTGGTGTTACAGCAGGGGGTGTATCTAATTTTGTATCTAATTGCTCATCCGCTTGAGCACTATCTATATCTTTGTCTGGATCGTCTTTATAAACCTCTGCAGGAGATACTTTGTTCTCAGCCACCTGTTGGTTTTCTACAGGTACTTCTAACGCTTTCACCTGTTCATTTAACACGTTGTCTGTAACAACATTGTTATCTACAGCTTCATTTTTATTTAAGTCAGCAATCGTTGCCATTTATTGAACCTTTCTACTAATCAAAGTTTCCTTTTTTGTAATCTTCAAACAAATCTGCTCCATCTGCACTTGTACTCGGATCATCACTACTCATCATGGTTTGTATTTCTTGCAGGGTATAACCACTTACAGTATTACCTTTATCACCATCAGTTTTTTCATCTCCGCCTCCTTCTATTATTTCTTCACCCCTTTGTAGTGTATCTAAAGTTTCACCAGCAGTGTTTCTGTAGGATGCCCCAATATTTCTATCAGCATGAGTATAAAGATTGTTTAATAATCTTACTGCAGTAATACTTAATTCTCCTTTTCGGTAATTACCTTGTTCTCCTACATTATCTAAGTCTCTAATAGTTACACCATAATTTCTAGCAATTTTTGTGCCTATTACATATTCTCTATATATTTGAGCTACTTTTAAATCGCCTACCGTTATTGCATCTGCAAATAACCGATTTTTTTCATTAATACTATTTAAGAACTTACCAATTTCTTCTAATCTGTGTACAAGAATATCACCACTTTGAAATAAACTTTCTCCTAAAGATGCTTTAATATTTTTTACATCCATATCAGAAATAGTTCTACCACCTGTACCTCCTTGTAAAGCAGCAGCTATTTGGTATGCTATAAATTCTTGATAAACTTCATAGGATGCTCTAAATTCTCCTACATCTCTAATGTAAGTATCAGATAAGATATTTCCCATTTTTGTTTTAAATCTTTCTTCTGTTCCATCATTTGCAAATTCTATACCAAGAGCAGCTTTAAATAAATCCATTACTTCAACAAGCTGTTGAGCACCACCACCCTTTTCAATAAAGTTAGCAATTTTACCCATACCTTTTCCTAAAAGACCAAGAGGAACAGCTCTATTTTGATATTTTTTTTGGTATTCTTTTACAAGGCCAATCATTTGTACTGTATTATCAAAAGCAGTAGTGGTAGACATATACAAATCTCTTTTACCTTTTATATCATAACTCTTTGACAATTTGTCAAATTCATCTTTTGTAGTGTCGTAACCCTTTGCTATAGAATTAAAATTATCTATTTTTGCTGAACTAATAACTCTTAGAAAAAATGCATCTCTTTCTTTTTCAGCCTCTACTGTGTTTTCAGGAAAATACTCATAAGCCTTTTCCATAATAGTATTTGTAGAAGTTGAACCTAAACGGCCAGTATTGACCTCATACTGTAGATTTGTTAAATTTGCAGCTGTTTCTAAAGCTGCTGGCCCATACATTTCTAATACTGTTTTTACAGCAGTTTCATTACTTATAGGGTTATTGTCTCGCAGTTTTTGCGTATTTATCATACTATGATGAGGAATAATTGATTCAGCATAATCTAAAACTGTTTTTCTATCAAAAAATTGGTCTGGGATCATAGTACCTACTATTTGCCCATCTTTATTTTGCCCTATTAAATCTTTATTTAAAGGATCAGTTGCATCATTTTTTACACGGTTATTAGGATTATACATATCAGAATTAAAATTAATTTTCATAATATCGTGTGCATTGAGCATAGGAATTACACTACTATCAGTGACTTTTGTTGTTTGATCTCGTACAAAAGATTGAATAGGTTTAAGTTTAATATTTAATCGTGCCCTATCACCGGGGTTTAAATTTTTATAATAGTCACTCTCTATTATATCTAATGTTTTGTCTGCGAAAGCTAATGAAGCGGGAAGATTTCCTTTTGCTGATTCTAAATCCCAATTAATTTTTTTACCATTTAACAGGGGGTATTCCGTCTCTCCATTTTCATTTGTAAAATATAATTTTGGAATTAAAGCATTTGCAGCATCTGCTTCTGTTTGAACTTTGGCTCTTATTAAAGCTTCATCATATGCTTGTTTCTTAGCAGCAGCGGTATCAGCATTGTAAGCCCTAACCATTCCTCCAGCTATTGATATCAACGGATTTATCATTATATCATACCCTCTTCATCTGTAGTTATTACCATCATACCTTCTTCAGGCATACCTTCTTGATTTTCTAACATGCTTAAATCTTCTAACATCATGGGTTCTTCTTCTAAAAATCCTTGAGGTTCCATTGGTTGCTCTAACATTTCTGTCATTTCCGCAACTACCTCTGGGTAATTTTCTCGTAAGCTATCTATTATTTGTTGATCACTTACATCTTGTTTTGGATCGTTATCATTATACATCACAAGTGGATATCCTCGGTCTATAGCCATTGTAGCAAAGTATGCAGATAGAGGAAACTTGATAATTTCTGCTACATCTGGATTCCACAACCCTTCAGCAAACCCCGTAAATGCTATGGTGTTTACAATACTTTCTACAGGAGTTCCTGACATTAGAAACTTATCTATGTCATCTTTTGTATCTTGATCATCCTCTATTCTTCCTATAACAAAATCCACAGCATCATCAGGATCTACCATTTTAGGTGGTGCATCCCAAGGCCATTTGCCCGGTTCATCGGTAAGAGATTGTCCGGGTACAGGAGCATCAAATGGATCTATTTGTTCAGGAGAATTTACAGAACCTTCATTTGCTTGTTGTATTTTTTTTGGGTTTAATAACATGTCGTTTGTCCTCTACGCTGTGTATCTATATGCTGGTCTTCTTACTGATAAACTACCAGATTCCTTTATACTAATATTTGGGCCTATTCTAGCTACTCCACGAGTTTGTTGGTCTATGTCTCTATAATATCTATCTTGGTATGCTTTGGCTAAAACTTGAGCAGCAGTTCGGTTAGGGTTAAAAGGATCAGTTCTTCTAGCTGCAGCTATGGCAATGTTTCCAGATGGGCTAATTGGAGCTATAGCACGGTGAGTGGCTCTAGCACCTCCACCTGTTTGGATTGGTCTTCCGGCTGAGTCTCTAACTAAATTACCAGCTTTATCCGTAAGGTATTTTTTTACAGGATCAGGTAATACACCTCCAACCGCATCTTTTAATTCATTTTTAAATTTACCAAAAGTAGCTCCCGGTTTTCCCATAAGATAATCATATCCGCTACCAGCAAATGCCCCGCCTACTTTAAATGGAGCCGATATAAGATCTGCACCTAATCTTTGTACATCTGCTAAAAACCCCGTTTTACCAGCAGTAGGAGCTATAAAATCATAGATGTCATCAGTTTCTGGTAAAAATGTATTTTGAAATGCTCCAGCCCTAGATGCAGCACCATAGCCTACCGCACCTATGCCAAGTAACGCAGCCTTACCCCAGTTTGACCTCCATGCTTTTCTTAAAGTTTTTATCATCGTTTACTCCTAACTAAATATTTTATTGTATATTGCAGTACCTAAATCCATATACATATTATCTTTATATTCTGTTTCATACTGATCTCTACTAAATTCATTCTGCTGCGAAGACAAAGCAAAAGCATGGGCACGACTAGCAGCAGACTCTGCTCTTTGCAAAGACCACTGTGCTTCATCTCTGTATCTTTGCCACAATTGATTTTGTGCTTGTACAGATAACCCTAAAAGATTTTGTGCGTTTAGTCTTGTAGTTTCATTTTGTGTTGCAGTGTTTTGTGTATTTATTTGTCTACGCCAATTTGCATTACTCTGATCAATTTGTGCTGCCATATTAGCATTAAATTTATCTCGGCTATCTTCCATTTGTGATACAAATCTTGCTGTAGCATTACCTTGGTCAGCGTTAAATTGTCTCATTGCTGCTACCCTTGTTTTATTTGCATTCTCCACCTGTACACCTAATTCGTTAAAAAACTCTGTTATTTGGTTTTCAGATTTGGCATTAAATTGTAATGCTGCATTTTGTTGGGCTTGGTTTGTAAATAATTTTTGAATATGCGATTGATGAGATAGTGCATTAGCCTGTTGTGCATTGGTTAAATTTTGTGTGTCCATAGTTAAAAAGGACTTTGCGTTGTTTACAGCAGCCTGCATTCTTGCGTTAAGGTTAGCTTTATCCATAGCAGCATAGGTCATAGCATTTTGCAATGCAGTTTGTTGTGCATTATTTAAATTTTGCATATCCATTGTTGCGTATGTTTTTGCATCCGCAGCAGCAATTGGAATGCCAGCCTCCATAATAGATTGTGTTATTGCAGCAGCAGCCATAGAGGATGCACCTAAACCTCTTGCTTGCATCTGTGCAGTTACGTTTCTTACAGCTGGAGCAGCCCATGCTGGTAACTCTTCACCAGTTTTTATACTTTCAAACAATTGTCCAAGCTGATATTTAACTGTTGCCTTTTCACTTACAGTTCCCTGTGCAGCAGAAGCTACAGCTTCTTGAGATACTGTACCTTGAACATCACCAATTTTAGACTCTTGTGATAAAGTGCCTTGAGCAGCAATGGCTTCCGGTGTATCAGGCACGGTGTATGCTGTATATTGAGCAGCAGCCGTTGCCTGCGGTTTAGCTACAGATAAATCTGTTTCACTAGCTGTAGATAATGCAGTAGTAGGTGTTGTTCCTACATCAATAGGATCAATTTGTTCTGTTGGTTGCTCTACAATTGGTGTCGGTGTTACTGTTTCACCTGCTGTTAATTCTGTTTTTTGAGCAGGAGCAGCTCTTGGCGTTAAACCAAGTGTTCCTGATACAGATTCATCTTTAGCATCGCCACCATCTGCTAACCTTTTCATCTGACCTTGTTGCATATTTTGTATAATCTTTGGTAATTTTGCCATTTTCTAAAACCACTTATTCATTAATGTTGATATTGCTGCACCAGCTCCACTTGCCACAAGGAGAACTCCTACAAACAGTCCTTTACCCTTGTCCAGCTGGCTCTCTAGTGAATCTAATCTTTTAGATAGTCTGTCTACATCTTTAGAAAGTGTCTCTACCGCTTGTATCAGTTTTCCCACCTCTATTGCATCCACTTCAGTTGATTTTTGTGCCACCTATTGTCTCCTTTAACATTGAATCGTTTCCACCAGTAGCAGCACAGCCACTTCCGTCTGGATATATTTCAAAGATTGTCCACAAGCCATTGTCTTTGTTCATGTACAATCTTACTATCATTCTACCGTCAGGTACTATTCCTTCCCAAATAACTTGTTCACCGTGTTTTTTTGTTAAATCTTCGTGAGCAAATTGAAAATCTTTTGCACAAACAAGGTTACGTACTGTTGCTCGTGTTTCTATTTGTCCTGATAAACTTTGTGCGTACACAATAGGTATAAAAAGAATATATGCAAGAGCAGCTAAAGCTACCCAAAACAGATATTTCATCTTCTATATCCTTCTACCCCACTGTCATCAGGCCAGTCGTTGACTTTAGCTATAGTTTTAAGTGTACCGTCACTGTTATACACATTTTCATGCAAAGCAATAAAGGCATCCATGTCACTGGCATTATCTATGGCTGTACAGATAGAAGCATGTGCTGTTCTCACGGCTGCCATGTAGGTGACCACTGCTGAAGGTATGGCTGTGTCGGCAGTAACCTTTCGTTGTATTAGCCAGTTAAAACCTTGGCATAGACTATTAGCATCTACATCAGCTTTTTCTTTAGCTAAAGTTTTTAAACCTTTTGTAACAATTTGATTTCCATCATTATCTAACTTTGGATCGTTAGCAGATGTGCCGTCTGGTGCTTCACCATCATCTATTTGAGCTTGTGTCCATACTTCGTTTACATCGGCTAGGTTTTTATCTGCTGCTTTTTGTCCTATAGTTCTAACTACAGAGTTTTTATCTCCAGCTATGGCAAATGATTCATTTTGTTCTATGTAATATTTACTATTAAGAGGTGTGCCACTTGTTGTTACTGGTACTATACCAATAGCTTTTCTTTCTGCATCTGTCCACAGAGAAAATAAAGTTCTAGGATGGGTTATTCCATCTACTGTCATTGTTTTCGGATGTGCAATAATTTCTTCTATTGTATCTTTATCCGAATTTAGTTTAGCCCACATTGTTTTTCTCCTATCTTGCTGTTGCGTATTTAAATGGGTTATGTGCCATTGCTAAAAATACATAAGTACCATTAGCATTAAAAGTTACATTTGAAGTACGCAGTTTGAATCCATTTGAAAGTATATCTATTGCTCTTGATGCTTGATTTTCTTCATCATAACTTTCATCTGCATATAAAACTGCATTACCAGAACCAGAATCATTATTTTGACCTATTCTTTTATTATCATAAATACCCCAACTATCTACTGCTACTTCACGAAGTAACATCCATGCAGGTCTAAATCCTGTATAAACAAATACACCATCATTATCAGCATTTCCTGTGTATGTCCCTACTTTGATATATCCTTCTATATTTCTAAAACAATAATAAATATAGTCATTTGAATCTAACCAAGTATAATTATATTTAACGGTAAATATAGAAGAATTAACAGTTCCCCAACGACCAGATAATTGATTATCAGTTGTATTTAATCGTAATCCATAACCACTTGATAATCCTTCAGACCAGTAAGTATCCCAATTAGAAGCAGTATCTAAACTTTTAGCTAAAATACAATCTGGAGCTGCTGACATTCCATGCGTAACAGTTTTATCTCCAGAACCACCATCACCTGTTGCTTTAACAATACTAAAACCACCACTAGGATCTACTTGATGTATTGATGTTAAATCTCCAGAGCCAGAAGATGTTGTTCCACCATTTGCTCTCCATGACCAACCAACATAAGTTCCTGTACCATTCATACCATCTGTATAATTAGTAGGATAAGTTGTATCTGTAGCAAATGTACTACCCATATCTCCATTACTAGATTTATCTGCACTAGCAGTATTTTCATTTGATGCTAACATATAATTAGGACCTCTTATTGAATCTCTTACTACATGCCTTTGTGATGTACTTCTACTTTTTGTCCATACAACATCAGGTTTAAAACCTAATCCATGCGTTATTTGTACAACACCACTACTACTTAAAGTGCCAGTATACAAATTAGTACCAAATAATTTCTGTGGATAATCGTCATCAGTTTGTGCAGGATCAACTTCATCTGCTACAGATAAATTTGCTGTACATATTGCTGAATAACCAGATGGTACAGCACTATAAAAATTACCATAACCATTAGCATCACTATTTCCACCTGCTGTTTTTTCTCCAGCAAAAGTGCCATCTTGTCCAAAATTCATTGTTATTACTGGTGCACTTCCTCCAGTTGGAGCTGATAAAGGAACCATTCCTGAAGTATATTCACTTGCTGGTGTCCATGTTGCACCTGCTCCAGTTCTACTAGCACCAGAAGTAGGATCACCTTGAGAACCTCCATCTATTGTTTGGAATGTTCCATTTTTACTAACATAAAAAGCACCATTATCCATGTCAACAGCAATACCCATAACATCACCATTAGAACCTCTTGAACCACTATATGTTCCAGATATAGATGTATCTTTATAAACTTTATTGGTATTATTTCCATATACAATGCTACCAGTAGAACCATCACTACCACCATCAGCAAAAGTATATTCATTTGGGTCCATTATACCAGCAGCAGGAGAATAATCTCCAGTTCCTCCACCAGCATTTATTAAATATTCAAAATACCATTTTCCAGATGCAGGTACTTTATGAGTACAACCACAATAAGCATCAGCACTACCACTATAACTATGTTTTAAATTACCTTCGCTTAATACTCCATAAGAAGCATCAGATGTTTGATCTCCTCTATATACTGAATTTATAGTACAAAAATTACCACCATTAGAACTAGAGTTGAAGGTAGGACTATCTAGCATTTGATCGTGTGTTGCTACTGAATTATTTGTCCAATCATTATTATTACCTGAACTATCATTTCCAAGATCAGAACTTGATTCAAAACGTACCCATGTTCCAGTAGTTCCCCATGTTAATTCTGATAAATCATCTGGAATCCACACACCATTTTTACTTGTACCAAATGAAGTAGGAGCAAGTTGTGATCCATCTACTAGAGCAAAATTTGCCATATAAAAATTACCTATAGTTGTATAAGATGCTCCTGTAAATCTTCCTAAAGCATGTTCTCTACTATTACACCAACCACCTTGATAATCTTGTGAAGGATATGTTTCTGTACTAAAATCAGTTTCTTGTTCTCCATTAATATAAAGTTTAACTCTATTAGCAGCAGTACCTTGAGTTGTATCTACAGCACATACTATATGCATCCAAGCACTTGTATCTCTAAAAACTCTAGTAGTAATTAAATTTCCAGATACAGTTCCTTTAAAAGCTATTTGTAAATTACCAGTAGAAGAAAATCTTATAGAATCTGTATAATTAGTTGTTGAACTTTCTTGAGCATTACATAGTACATCAAAATCAGAAGTTGTTGGAACATGTCTTTTAACCCAAAAAGAAATTGTATATGTTTTTCTATTTCCTGCACCACTAGGAGTTCTAGTAAAGTAACCAACTCCTGTCATAAACCTAACACTATTAGCTATTTGATACTCATAAAAATCTGCTGCACCTGCTGCAGATTTAAACATATAAGGATTAGAGAGAGGTCCACTCATAAATTACTTACTCCGTTACTATGAAGGTGTTGCAAATGCTAATTGAGGTGCTCCTAATAATATACTATTTGAAGCATCTACGAAATATGGGATAACATCAACAGCACTAGCAGCTGTAGATATTGTTCCGGCTGTTCCTGCAGGCCATTCATAATCAGTGCCTGTTGATAAAGTCCTACTACCTGTACCATCTTGTATTAACACAATTACACCACTTTGTCCAACACTTTCTGTGCTTGGATTAGCTAAAGTTACATTTCCTGTTGCTGTTAGTACAAAGTTTTGATAGGTGTCAAAGTCTAATGTTGTACTTCCACTAGCATTAGCTGTTTGTGTAGCTCCTACAGCACCAGCACCAAAGATTGATTTACCAGCAGCAGACATGTCCATTGTTAAGGCTGTTACAGCACTACCACCGTCATCACCTTTGAATATAATGTCTTTGTCTTGTACACTAGCAGTTATTACAGCATCAGAAGAGCTGTTGCTAAAGTCAAGTATTGATGTACCGGCTGATTTAAATGTTACGTTATTGCCAGCAGCATCAAGTACAATGTCTGCTCCAGAATCTAATGTTACAGTAGTACCAGCAAGTTCAGCAGTACCATCTGCTGTTATTTGTATGTTACCTGCAGCAGCAGCTGTGTCGGTTGTTTCTATTGTTAGTGTACCGTTTGTGCCTACAGTAAATACAGCAGTATCATCTGTAGATCCTGTCATAGTCATAACTTTACCGTTAATAGCTACATCATCTACAGTCAATGCTGTTAGTGTGCCTAAACTTGTTATGTTAGCTTGTGCAGCAGTAGACAGTGTACCGGCTATATTGCCACCTGATACGTTGATACCTGCACTAAATACAGGTATTTGATTCATGGTTACTACACCATCTGAAGCTATAGCTATTGCATCGGCATCAGAAGCAGAACCAATTTGTCCACCGTCTGCTATTCTTATATCATGGTTAAATACAGCTGTACCCCCGTCACTACCATCTAGTGTTAAGAAAGTAGTATCTGCACCACCGTCAGTTCCTTTGAAAATGATGTCTGTATCATTGCCCTGTGCATCTATAGTTATGTCACCGGCAGAAGTTGCAATAGTTACAGCAGCATCACCAGTAGATAGATCATCAGCTGCAAGACTAGATACAGATTGAGCACCCCAAGATATGTCTGTTCCGTCAGATTTTAATACCTGTCCATTTGAACCTAGAGCAAGAGCAGCTGGATTACCACTTGAATCTCCATAGATAATCTTACCTCTTGCAAGACCTGCCATCTTTGCCAATGTAACTTGATCATCAGCAATATGTGCTGTATCTATAGAACCATCAGCATAATGTTGTGAATCAATAGCATCGTTAGCAATTGTCAAAGCACCATTTGTTGCTATAGAAGCATCTCCAGAAATTACAACAGGATTAAAGTTTGTTCCATCAGCAATTAAAGCAGCACCACTTGTATTTGTACCCATAGTAATGTCATCACCGGTAACTGTTAAGTCTCCACCTACTGTTACATCACTGTTAAAAATTGCTTTTCCAGCTTCACTCATATCTAATGTTAAAGCTGTAATATCTGAACTGCTGTCTGTTCCTTTAAATATAATATCTGCATCACCAGCTTGAGCATCTATAGTTATATTACCAGAAGATGTTGCGATTGTTACAGCAGAATCACCAGTAGCTATGTCATCTGCAGCAACAGCAGCACTTACATAAGAGTTAATTTGAGAAGCATTGATATATTTTGTTGTACCACCGTCATCTATTAAAAACTTATCAGTGTCAGCAATAGTAATGCTTGTACCATCTGTACCACTATCAATTTGAATAGCACCACCTGCAACTTTATCTGCTGTACTAATTGTAGATAATTTACTATCAGCAATTGATCCTGCTAACATAGAATTTTCTACTGAGGTTGCAGCAATTGTTACTGCTCCAGTAGAAGCCATTGTAACATCTCCAGATATTGCAACTGGATTATAATTTGTACCATCTGCAACTAATATATATCCTGAAGTATTAGTACCCATTGTTAAATCATCACCAGAAATTGTTAAATCTCCAGTTACAACTACATTACCACCAAATGTAGCTTTACCAGCATCTGACATATCAAAAGTTAAAGCTGTAACATCAGAGCCACCATCATTACCTTTAATATATAAATCTTTATCTGATACTTTAGTTTGTATTGTAACGTCACTAGATGAGTTAAATATACGAAGAACTTCTGTACCATCGTCTTCATAAATAATACCACTTCCTGCTGTACCTGCATCAAGTGTAATACCACCAGCTGATTCTAAATTAATAGAGTCAACTGCTGTACCATCTGATACAATATCTAAATCTCCATCTGCATTAGAATAGATGTATGTTCCAGTATCATTAAACATTAATTTTTCGGTACTATTTAATAACATATCATCAGAAAATTTAAAGTAATCTTCGTCTTCCATCCATGTAATAACACCATCTGCTGATTCTCCATCAAATGTCATTACAATGTCTGTGCCAGATGTTCCTACCCCAAATGTTGGTGCAAGGAATGCTGAAGCTAACTGGTCAAATTCAGCATTTAAATCTGATGCTTCAATTGTACCACCATCTACTATTCCTGATGAACTCTGCCTAGTATAAACAGCCATCTATCTTCTCCCTCCCGGTGTAAATTCTAGTTCAAAACCTTTTATAGAAAAAGGAATGTTACTACTTGTATCTGTTATCTTTAATGCTACAGCAAAGCCAGAGCCTTCTACAGCTTGTCTCGTTATAGGTAAATCTCCTTGTCCGTATGCTGAAGTACCGTATATACCAGCACCATAATTAGCACCACTACCAGATGTTGTTAAAGTAAATACACTTGGCTGTGGTGTTTCTATATCATCATAATTATATTTTAAATACATATTTGCACTAACTTCACCCTCTGGCTTCCAATTAAGATTTACTCTTTGCATATTTTTTCTAACACCCGGATCTCCCATTGTTATGTCTGGTGATCGGTATGTTGCATCAATATTTGATGTTCCCCCAGCTCTTGTCCATACATTACCCGAATCTTGTTTGTAAATATATCCATCATACCCACCATGTATAACTGTTTCAACATTACTTATATAATCAGAATCACAGCAAGATACTTTTAAACCTTTTATATCAGCATACTCAAATCCCATTTGCTGTGAATTTGGATTAATTTTAATTGTGGCAATTAATCCTTTTTGTGATCCTTCTAAACCTCCTGTTACAGGATAGAACAAACGATACTGTGATTTATCTCTTATTACCAAACTGGTAACATTATCGTAAGTGATGTCATTAATTCTGTCTTGGACCTGCTTAGATACAGTTCCAAGTTCCACGTCACCGATTCGTGTAGTACCAGCAATTGTTCTAATTCCGTCAGCAGATAAGAATATAATGTCACCACCAAGCTCCTGTATTGAATGATTTGCAATAGCACCCACATTTTTAGCAACTTCAGCTAATGCAAAGTTACTTGAACTGGTACCTGTTATTTTATAAATTCGTGTTTGGCAAAATATAAAAAGCTCGTCACGGAAAACTTTAAGACCTGTAACTACGTCACCAACTTTTATTTCACCAGCATTTGTATCAAAATCATCTTCTGTAAATGGCCCAGAAAATATTATAGAATGTGTAGAATTAGACATGCCACCGTAGAACATATGGTTAGCAAAAGATTTTACATATTTTGGATTAGTCGGGGCTGTACCTCCACCGGTAGCATTTATTATATCTTCACTGTAGCTTGTGTCAAGTGTAAAAGCTGCAGCTGCTCCAGTAGCAATGATTATTTTATCTGTACCGTTATAATTATATTTATCAAAATCATATGTGTAAGTTGTGCCTTTACTTGTAGCTCTACTTGTCCAACTACCACTTGTTGTTCCTGTGTATACCGTACCTCCTCGTGCTGCTACAATTACATCATTAAATATTGCAGACATCAAAACTCTTTCATCAGCAGAAGATACTTGAGGTACAATAGTTGAATTATATTTTGTTGTACCATTAAGTCTTCTATAACCACCTGTTATATCAGGCTCAAAATTAGATAGTTGTAATGCTTCACCCGGATGCATGGTAAACACATCTTTATTAAGTATTAGTCCACCAGCACAACTGGCAGTAAACGGTTTTGTATAAGAAGTATCAGGCATTTATATTCTTGTATCCCTCATATAAGATTTTATATTTATGTATTCTGTGCGTAAAATCTGTATTTGATTTTTATATTCTTCGTAAGCCATTTGAGCAGCTTGTGGATCAGAACGAAGTACATAAGCATAATATTTAGCTCTAGTCGTAATAACATCTTTAAATCTATCATCTAAATCTATAGTATCTCCATGTGCAGATAAATCTGTATGAATTTTCCAATATTCATATTGTATTTCATAATTACTTTGATCTGGTACAGGAGATAAGCCAAATTTTTTATCTTGTGTAGGATAAACGTAGTCTGGCATTCCTTGTGAAGATTCGGAGTTAGTTAAATCTTTTTCTAAATAATTCTTATTCCAATCATCGTAGGAAATATATGTTAATTTTTTTACTGGTATATTTTCAGATATTCTTACATAGTCTACATCTAATTGTACCCCAGATCCAGTTTCAAAATAAATATATGTAGTTTGTGCTGTTGCAGTAAATGTTGTATCTAAAATAGCACCTTCCCCAAAATCACTTACAGATTTTGTTGTATCTAAAACTTCTCCTCCACTTGCTGTAGTTCCTACTTTTATAGCTAAAGTACTATCTGAACTATTAGGACTCATAACTCTAACTTGTAATTTATATACTTTATTTTTCACTGTTGAAATAGATTGATACGCTGCTGCATCATTTAAATTTAGTCTACCATTACCACTGCTAGTATAAGATGGAGAACCATCACCTGTAGTCCATCCAGTTATATTAGATGTAAACTCTCCGTTTGTTACTAGCTCTTTTGGTACAAGCCTAAATGTATCCCAATCTATTTTTCTGTAAGCTAAATCTCCTGATTGTGGAGAATTAGAAGAAGGCAAAGCATATGTTCTCTGTCCAGTAGTTGTAATTTGTTTAGTGGCTTTATACAAATCAGGAATTTCAGATAATGAATTATACACTTCATGCATAGCTTTTATCACAAATTTCTTTACAGATGTTTGTATACCTCTGCTACTAGAAAACGTAGAAGATGTTAATTCTGCTTCGTTTAATTCGTTTAATACATTATTTACTAATGTTAGGTATGTGGTTGCCATTTAACAATCCTATTTAATCTTTTGTTATATCTGCATCTAATTTTTTTAATATTAAATTTAAACTTTGTTCTATTGAACGTAATCTAAGTTCGGTAGTATTTACAACTGGTTTAGGCATATCCTTAGGATAAGTTTTTGTTGTAACCAATTTTTCTCGTGCTTTTGAACCTATTTTATGTACTGTCATAATTTTCTTTCTTTATAAAAGGCAGGGGAGTTTTTAACCTCCCCCACCAGATAGCATTAAGTAGCAAAAGTTACATTTTGTGATTCATTATCACCATGTCCATCACAGTCTGCCACGACTGCAAATACTCTTACCACGCAGTTTACTGATCCTGTTGCATTAGTAAGATCAATAGTATCAGCTGCTGCATAATATGCATAGCCTATTGAGGTTGTCCCTAGACTGGAATCTCCAGCTCTAGCTCTAGTTGTTTCTATTCCTGCAGTAGCTGTAGATGCAGAAACATATCTGTCTACATCAGCTCCATCTCCAAGAGATAAAGTACCGGAGTTTCCAGCACTGTCTGCAGTTAAAACATCATACCCTGCGTATAAAACTAATGAATTAGCTGGAAGTTCTATAACTTGCACAACATCATTAGTTGTTATTGTAAATTCGCTAAAGTCTACGATTTCACTATAGACTTTAACGGTAGGTGCATTGGCCGAATGACCAGTTGACCCACCACCTGTTATGGTCCATGTTGCCATTAATCATTCCTCCAATTATGAGTTAAAGTCTGCGACACCTGCGAACACGCCTTTAAAGCCTGATCCAGATCCACGCAATACTTTTCTACCAAATACATGAAGTCCACGTACTATGTCAGCAAAACTATCTGGATCACGTATTACTTCAGTTTTAGCAATATGTGAAGCAGTTGCTACTGCAGACATATGTCCAAATAGAACATACATCTCACCAGATGTTGATGATGGTCCAAAAGTCGCAGCTGCTGCTGTTCCTGCTGAACCTACTACCATAGTATTGGATTGATATAAATCAAATCCATGTATTTTTCTATCAGTTATTCTTCCGTTCATCAAAGCGGATTGGTTACCTGTAGCTGATGCATCCAATATTGCAGGTGTTCCAGCTGCGTCAGTTTTTGCCAATCTGATTTGTGTCCAGAATTGTGGTGGTGCTACACACCAACGATTTTCTTCAGGTACATCATTCTCATCAAGAATTTGTTGAGCTGTACTTAGCATGTTTAATGCTTCGTTTACCGCATTGATAGAAACTGCAGATCCAGCAGTACCTAAATTACTATCGGTAGCTGCGTTATCAGCAATTGCTTTAAGAACATTGTAGTCATAGTTCTTTTTCAATGCGTATGCACCAGAAGAAGTAGCGAGAGCCTCCCAATTAGTGTGTGCTTGTCTCTCCTCAATGTCATCAACTTTAAATGCAAAGTAATTTCCTTGATCAACAGTTAATTGAATTTGATCATCGGAAAGTTCTTGTGTATTTACAGATGTGCCACGAGCATAAGAAGCAACAGTAATGGTAGGTTCTTTTAGTATATTTACAGTATCACCAAAATTCTCAATTTCGCCAGCGTAATCGGTATTTGTAATAGCTTCAGCAACCGATGCCCTACGGAAATATTTAAGAACTTTTTGACTGTATATAGCTGGGGCCCAATTTCCTTTTGCAAGGTTATTATAACCACCAGCTCTTGACATAGTAGCCATACTATAGTCCTCCCTAGTTTAAGTTATGCCTCAAAATCAATACGGCCCTCTTTTTGAGCAGCATCAATTTCAGCTTCGTTTTTTTCAAATTCCCAAGGTTTCATATGTTGTATTTCAGACATTTTCCATATTCTTCCATCACCACCAACATTAATACTTGCTGGATTTGATGTTGTTTTGGACACTGCCTGAGCTGCATCAGATTTCCTCTTGGAAGCTCTTTTTGTTGACGAAATACCCACATCGGCTTTGTATAAATCAACAGTGCGAATTGCCCATCTAGGATCGGTATTGTTTTTACGAATACCATCAGCTATACTGGCAGGTTGTTCCTCAAGCCATGCTAAAAATTCAGGAGTAGCCTTGATTTCATTAAAATCAGGGTGGGCTGAAGTTAGCTGCTTATATGCAGACTGAACAATTAACTTTTGCTCTTTTTCGGTAAGTTCAGAGATCTTAGCCTTTAGATCAGCAGTTTGTTGGTCAGCCATTTTATGTGAAATAGTTTCTACAACTTGATATACGTCTGGGTATTTTTCTCTAAATTGCTCTAACTCTTCTATAGTCTTTGGAGGAGTATAAGCTTCTCGTTTACTTTCAGCAACTTTTGTTTGAGCTTCCAAAGTTTCTTTTTCTTGTTTCCACTCATTTAGTTTCTGATCATAATACTTTTTTAAATCATCATACCTTTTCTTAAAATCATGTTCGGCTTTAGGTTCTCTGTAATCACCGACTTTTTCAGTAGGAACTTCCTCACTATTAGGAACTGCACTCATATTATTTGAATCCATAAAACCTTGAGGCTCTTGCTGGGTAGCTTCTTCAGTGCCAGCAGCTTCTTGTTCTTCTGGATCGTCTTTGTATACATCGTCTTTATAAGCTCCTTGATACATCTTTTCTCTTGCATCATCTTTGATGGGTGTATCAGGTTTATTTGTAGTCTTCAGTTTTTTCGTCATGTTCTTCTCTCCATGTGGGGCCTTTTCTAGGGTAGCCACTTCGGTTGTTGTATGTAGGTGCCATTGAAGAAATGGGTAGCCTACGCTATATTTAGTCCTAAGACTAAAACTCTATGTAAGACCAGCCATTTGGTCTTGTAATACCGGTGGTGTTTTTTGTTGGGGTGGAGGAGGTGGTGCTTCTTCTTGTTGAGCTAGTTTTTCCTCTGTTTCCTTCTTACCACGGTTGTTAATTTTTTCTAATCTGTCATACCCAATTATGTTTGCTAGTGCATCTGGTATGACAACTTCTCCATTTGATACAAGAATGTCTTCTGCATCAGTTGGAACTTTGCCAAAGTTTAATTTTATTCCTTTTTGTTCTGCATACTCTTTTGCAGATTGTATCATTTCATTTATATCTTTTAACCCAGCGTGTCTTACTGCTGCTGCGTTTATTACAAATCCATCACTCTTTGCTGGTACATCATCAGCTACACCAGATTCATCTGCTCCGGCTACATCTACTACACCAACTGGTCCAGCTGCTACATCTCCGGGATTACCTGCGGGTTCTACATTTTCTTGAATAACAGGCGGAACACCTCCCTCAGCCATTCTAGGCATTTCTTGAGGCCTTTCAGGAGCATTCTCAGGGGCATTTTCAGGCACTTCCCTCTGTACGGGCTGTAAAGGGGCCTGCATTTGATTTTGACCTTCTTGGGCTACCTCTATAGCCGGAGACTCTCCAGACCGCAATGCTAGGGCCTCTAATTCACCCGATTTTTGTAACTCCTCTACAGATTTTCCAGTATGGACCTTTACCATCAACATATTGTATTCTTCTAACACAGGAATTATTTCTGCCAACCGTTTTTGTTCTTCCGGTGATAAATTCTGCTGAATTAGCCCTGCTATGTTTTCAGATTCTGCAGCAGAACTACCTTCTGTCAAAAACTCATGGTCTAGTTCTTCAAAATTAAGCATCTTCTATTAACCCTGTTACATATTTAGCTCGTCTAGCTGTTTGTTTTGCCCACCGAGAGTTTCGTGCCTCTATAGCAGCTTCTTTAAAACGATTCTCTTTTAGTAATGCAAGAGTTTTTTTAAACTTTAATAACCCTGTCATACCCAACTGAAATCTCATGTGCATCAACGCCATCTGTGCTTTTGCTGGTACAGCTCTCCACCAAGGTAAACTGTTGTCTAAACTTTTTGCACATTCGTCTATATCGTTGTGTAGTAAATAGATGGCTTCATCTTTTGTAATCTTGCCACCTTTTTCTGGATCTATTAATCTTCCTACACCAATTGTAGCATAACCTTCACTATCTACATATTGATGAAGTACTAGCCCCTCGTGGTCTATCAACGAGTCTACCAGTTCAGATTTACGAAAACTATCTACTACTGTCATTTTTTTGCAAACATTTTTGTTGCCCAACGAATACCGAGTGATGCAGATATTGCACCGATAAAGGTGTAACTATACCACTCTGGTGCATTTGCTACATATTCCCATCCTAACATTACAAACTCTTGTGTCCAAGGAAGGAATGATCCAATAAAAGGCAAAGTTATAACTAGCAATGCAAATTCATCTTTCCAACTGTACTGTTGTTGACGAAGTGCTTCTATGTCATAATTTATTTCTGATTCAGCTGTTCTTTCTATCTGTCTTATTTGAGCATTTACTTTTGCTTGTTCTACTTTTACTTTGTTTTCAGCTTTAATAGTGCGTTCTTGCATGTAAGACTTTACAGGTTCGCTGACTAAACTGATAATTGGTCCTAAAAAACTTAACATTGTTTTTCCTTTAAATTATTGTATATGATCCCGTAAGATTTTTATGTAACATTTCAAATAATGTAGCTGGTCGTTCTCCGTAAGCAACTATATTTTGTGTATGACGACCATGATAATCTTTTGGACTATTTGGATCTGGCCTTCCAGTGTCTCTTCTTGTTGTTACTGTAGTGTATTCTCCAGATAGCGGAGTATTTATTCCTGCGCTTACTGGATCTACTAATCCACCATTTTTATAGGCCATATCTTGATACCTCTTATTAAAATCTTCCATTTTTGCTTTATAATCTTCTTGGCTAGTAATTGGTTGCCCGTTATACGTTGGAGTTCCTGTAACCAGTCCTTCTGTTTCAAGTATTGCACGGATCATTGTACTAGAATCAGAATACCCAGTTTCTCCCGTGCTATCATATCTTGCTAACCGAGGGTTTTCTTGAATAAATTTTTGCCAGCGGTTGCCATTAAATTGTAATCCAAAGTCTTTTACATATTGATTTACATAATCAGCTATACTTGCCCCAACAGCCTGTCCACTTTCTTTTCTAAAAGCATTGTAACCATATCCTGCTGTAGTCATTAACTTATTAGAGCTTGCTTTTAGATCAACACCACCAAACGCTGGTTTAGGTTTGCTTCCTCCAAAAAGATGACTCAATGCAAATTTTGCTGCGTGTAAAATAGCTATTGGTACAGCTGTTGCAGGATTAATGAGTGTTATAAGGCTTGTACCAGCTCCAAATAAATCTCCTTTTTTTATACCATCATATATACCATAAGCACTTGCAAGATTTCCTAATGTAGCCCATGTACTAGACGCTGTAGATTTTGCTTGTCCTGCTAAACCCGTTTGAAAAGGAACATTGCCTGATGCTCCTACGTTAGTAAATGTAGATAATCCTGTTTGTGTTCCAGCCCGTACACCTAAATTTGCTAATCCTGAAACTGCTCCTGAAGCAAAAGGCATCATAGAAACATTGCCTTGGCCTGCTAAAGATGCCGGTGGAGCAGAACTTAATCCTACGGAAGATTGTGTTGGGTATGTTCCTAGGTATCCTGTTGAATAAGGTTGGCGATAGCCTCCTTGTGAAATATCATAAGCTCCAGTAGTTTGAATTTCTGAAGGTGGATTTGTAAAAAAATCTCTTATAGATTCATAACCTTTTATAGCATACCTTTTTGCTGGATCTACTAATTGTTGTAAGTCTAACTCACCTATTGGTGGTGGAGTATCTAAATCTCCTTCAGCAGCTGCTTCGGCAAGTTCTTCTTCTGCTGTTTTTCCTGATATGCCTACAGGTTTTAATGCTGCATCTGGTCCTGTGCCTCTACCAATATTACTAAACTCTATTGGATCTGTAGTAAAAGGAGAAGAACTTTTAAAAACAGCATCTATTTTATCTGATGCAGATTCAGCATCTGGATCTTCAAAAGTAGATAAATCTCCAGTAAATAAATCTTTCTTTCTTAAATTTACAGCAATATTACCTTGAAGTTGCACATCTACTTTATTTGCATCACTAGGTTTTATATCTTCTGGAGTAAGAGACTCTGCAATATCTTTTTGCATCTTCTCAGCCATAGCAGTATCAAATTGACTTTCTGGTATTTTGCCAAAATTTTCTTGGTCTAAACTTACAGAAGCTGAGTCAAATGTGTTTTGTTCAATTGCCATTCCTGTTCATTTCCTTAAAGTTATCCTTCAGTTTGAGGAGCATTTCCAGTAAACCCGCTTTCCCCTGCAGCCGGTACACCTCCAACTCCGATGGTGCCATTACCAGTGCCGTTAAGGTCTGCTTGTGGAGGTCCTTCAGGTAGTCCTCCAACACCTGCCATTCCATCTTGTCCTGCCCCAGCAGCGGGGCTAGGGCCTTGAGTGGCTCCTTGAGCTTCTTCAGGTTGTTGGGCATCTTGTAATCCTTTGAGTATTTCTGCGTAAATTTGTGCTTCATTTACATCATTAACTAAGCTATCTGGATCAATATCCTGTGATATAGCTAGTTCTTTTAATAAATTTGGTATTTTAATAAATGGTGCAAGCATAGGGTTGCTTACAGTTTGTAGTAACATAGTTAATCGTTGTGAACGTACTTCTTTTTGCATTACAGAAGCAGCACCTTTTGGTTTAATTTCTAAATCACCTATTATATCTGGATTATCATCATTAAACTGCATGTTCCATTGAAAGAAAGCTTCTCCCATAGGTTTTAGTAAATAGTCATCTATGTTTTTAATAACAGTTTTTATAGATAATCCTGAAGAACCAAGCAACATAGATAATCCTGCAGCTGTTCTTCCTGTACCAGTTACACCAGTTTGTCCATGCATGATACTCGGTATACCTGTTTCTTCATCAGCTAATTGCCTTGCTTTATCATACATTTGTATGTTTTCACCAGCGGTACTAGGAAATTTTATACCGTTTACAGCGGTTCCAGTGACTCCTGATTGCCTTCTAAACACTTTTCCGGGAAAAATATCATAATTCTGTCCGGGTACAAGAGATGTCTCATCTACGTCAAATACAAGGTTACCAGCTAGTGCTAAGTTATCTATAGCCATACGTACATGACCATTCATTAACATTTGTGCATCTTCCATGTTTTCTGGAACTCCTACACCCCATATTTGATAAGGACTAAGTTCATACGGAAATGCATAATATGGCATTCTTTCTGGTGTAAATGGATTAACACAAGCTCGTAAAACTTGTCCTCCAGAAATCCAGATATTTACTTGTGCTTGATCTAATGGATCTAAATCTTCACAACCCTCTATTCTCATACGTTGAGCAACGGTAGCATCTAACACACCCCAATATTCAAGTACCTCGTAACGTTCATGTTCATTATATGGTTCATTTTCATCATCACGTATTGTGTCTTCAAAATACTTTTCCATATAATTGCCACCACCAGCAATAACTGTTCGTATAGCTTCTGGATCAAACATGGGCATATTCATAAGATTACGTAATTGAGAACGATTCATTTTATGACGTTGTATTACATATTCACAATCATGTATGCTTGTTGCAGTTGGATCAGGATATATATCCCAAATACTTACTGCTTCAATACGGGGTACAAGCTTATCATATGGCATATAAGCTCTTCCTTCTGGTGTATCCTCCCATTTATGAATAGTTTTACCAAAATTAAATGGGCCTTTTATGATTCCTGTACCTAACAACGCTGATTCAAAAATAGAATGACGTAAAACATTTACAGCATTAGTATCTGTAAGTTGGTCATGAATTACCTTTTCCATTGCCAATGCAGAAGATTTTGCTGGAGATATCTGCGGTTCACCCATTTTAGCTGGACCTTCAGCTACAGGAGCTTCAGGACCAAACTTATTTATCATAGAACCTAAATAGTCTAAATTTTCATCCGCAGCTTCAGTTGCTCCCGGTGGAAAATCTCTTCCGTCACCCTCAAAACCATATGGATCAAGTATATCATCCGCAGGAGTTTTTAAATGAGCAAATTCTGCAATACCTTCTGGTATAGGTGTATGATCTACAGTCAATGGAAACTTTTTATTTGCAAATAAAATGTCTACAATTTGACCATAAGCAGCTAGTACTTTTGTCTTTGTTATTTTTATAAATACTTTAGACTTTTCAGTACTTGTATACTGTGTAGTAGAATCATAAACTCCACGAAAGTTTTTATACGCTTTTAACCAGCGTTCTTCGTGAGTTTGTCTACCATCTTCAGCGATACGCATACGATCTTGAATTAGTCCTATAACTCCAGAACCGTCAGATACTTCTTCTGTTATATCAGTTGGATCAGACATGCTGTTTCCTTTGTGTTATTAACCGTGTTCGCCTTGAGTTACTTTACCTTCTATTTTACCAGCAGCATTTCTGTGATTAGTTTTAGATGATGGAGAATCTTGTGTTTGTTTAAATTCACCAGAATTTGCTCCCATTATCGTTGGATCTAATCCCTCACGGTGTAATGCACTTTCATTAGCTTCATTCATTGCACCATGTTTTACACTGCGTGTAATATAGTCGGAACTATAAGCTCCTTGTACTCCTTTTGGCATAATTGCCTCCTTTTGGTTGGTTGTTGTTAAAATCCTAGCTCGTTCATAGCTTCAACTATACGAGCATCTTGTTCTTCACGTTCTCTTTCTTTTTGCTGTTGTTCTCCTCTTAGAACTCCTTTTCGTATTTCAGCACCACGTGGATTATACCCTTCCATCTCAAATAATTCAGAAGCAACAGGAGATGGTTCTAAACCTATGGGTGATAATGCATCTGGAAAATCAAACGGTGCTGCTTCTGTATCAAATACCTCGTAGCCCACCCCTGTTCCTACAATTGCAGCTACAGGTTTACCTATTTTTGTTCTTGCTATAAGATCTAATACTTTTTGTGAAAGTTTTTTTGGTTTCTTTAACATGTCGTCTGTTTGTGCTCTTATCTCTGCAGCCTTTTGTTTTTTTTCTGCAGCAGATAGTTCTTTACGAGCAATATAGTCATCAGCATCAGCTTGCCCCATTGCTCTTACAGATTCCGATTGATTTAAATCTATGGTTGCAGGAGAGGATAGTACTGTTCCAGCTGCTGGTAAAGACTCCTTAAATCCTTTTACAAGTTGTGTTGAGTAGATTTCGTCTGTTAATAAATCTTGTGTAACTGCAATTCTAGCTGTCTTTTCTGATACGTTATCATACCCTAAATTACTTAATAGTTGACTTACAGAATTTGTTCCTGTATATGCAGCAACTTTAGCAGCTACCATATTACCAGATTGTGTTACTTTATTTTTGTTTGTTCTACTTGTTACATATCCCGCACCTTCATCTACACCTGCTCTTCCGGTTGCTATTCTTCTTTCAGAATCTGGTGTTCCTAACTCTACATGCATAGATTCATTTGCATTTCTAAAATTATAAGAAGTAATGTTTTCTGTAACATATTTTTCTACGTTAGGTTTATATACTTGTACCCCATCTGGAAAAGCTATTTTTAAATTATCATTAATAATTTTTGTAGAACCTTTAATGTCAGCAAAAAGTGGTCCAGAAGTACGATTACCTTTTTGTACTCGTAATATATCTAATATAGGATCAGACAAAATTATAGTTTTTTTACCGCTTTTAGTAGCTGCAGCGTTTATAACACCTGCATTAAAATTTATTTTTTCTATATTTAATCCATCCATATCAGACGGTCTAAATCCTCCAAGAAACATAACAGAAGCTAAATTTTTTGCTTCACCATCTAAATTTGCAATAACAGAAGGAACCTTTTTGTAAAAATTATCTGGAAGTTCACTTATTATTTTTCTAGCACGTCTTTTACTCCAGCCAGATGCATCTTCGTAGGCCTTTGGGCCAACTTCTTTTTCTAATAAAGTAGAAAGATACCCCCCACGTTGTGATAACCCTGCACCTTCAAATACAGCATTTAATCTTATTATAGATTTAAGAACAGAAGCTTTTCCTCTTTTTGCTAAACTTCCTGTTATAAAAATATTTTTAAGTAACTCACCCTGTCCTTGAACTTGATTTGGAGTTAATTTAAGAAAAGTAGTCTTTTTTCCTTTACCTAAATTTATAGTATCTAAAGATAACAGTTTTTTTACAGCTGCAACTTCCCCTTTATTATTAGGATTTTTTTTAACTTCAAGATCAAGTAACTCATCAAATGTCATATTCATTCTATCAGCTACTGCACTTTTACCTGTAAAATCTATTTCAGCCATCAGTATCCAAATTCCTCACTAAATGTTGGTTCATATCGTTGTGTTTGTCGTCTACTATAAAACGGTGTGCTTGAATTATGTAAAGATCGTACCATCATCATATACCGTAACGCATCATATGCGTGATCATCTGCTTTTGTATCTACATCCTCTGGGTTGTGTTTAGATAAAGGTAATGTAGGCAATGTTCTTACAAGATTAGTGCAATTTTCCATAATACGAACTCTTGGTTGTCCTCGGCTATCACAGGCCAATCGTCTGTGAACTTCTATCTTTCCTGCCAATCTATTTCTATCTGCTGGCACCCATCTACACCCTTTTCTATTCATTGTTTCTGCTATACTTGGTCCTAGACCTACTTTATTCCAACAGCTGGAGTCTAGTACATTGATTTGCATAATTGGATCGTTTCTTTCTAGCTCTAGAACCAAGTCTCCCAATGCTTCTCCGGTTTGATTTTTTATGTATAATTCTCTATAGATCCAGATGTTGTTATCCCAGTCTATAGCACCCCATAAAATACAAGAAGGGCTGCTGTAACCATAGTCTCCGGAACGTATCCTAGTCCAGCCATCGGGAGGATCAAAGGTTTCCACCACATGTAAGGTTCTGCTGAACTCTGTAAAGGCTGCTCCTTCTGCAACATCCCAATCTCCTTCTAAAAGTCTTTTTCTTTCTACCTCTGGAAGTGAAAGCAACATTGCTTCATACTGTCCATCTATAGCAAGATATGGATTATCTGTCAACCTTGCTGGTATAAATTTTTTTAAAAATAACGGTTCGCCTGATTTAGTATGACCAACCGGATAACGAATAATTTTATTTGTATCAAAATCCTTAGCCCAAAATGCCTTATTTGGCGGTGAAGGATCTATGTACATCTTCTTTACCCACCAACCTCCAACACCACCGGGATTAGCTGTGCACCTCATATATAGGCCAAGCTGTGGATCGGTGCTTCTCAATCTGGATCTTAGGTAATTCCACACGTATGGTGTGGGATACTGTGTTATTTCGTCTATACCTATCCAATTAAACGCTTGTCCTTGATATCTTGTTACGTCTCTGTCATCATCTACGTAAGAAAACCATATTTTTGCCCCAGATGGAAACTCCCATGTAGATTTTGCCTGTTTAAATACTGCTCCGGGTACAGCTTTTGTATATAATTGCCTACTTTTGTCTATTAACTCTGTTAATTCTGGTAAAGTACGTCTTAAAAGCAATCCTCTGTGGTTTGGATTACCTACATCTCTTAAAACATCGGCTAAAAGTGCGTATGATTTACCCCCTCCAGCTGCTCCACCGTATAATACGTCTCTTTCTGGGCTTTCTAAGAACTCAGACTGTGGTCCATCATTAGCTTTGAATACAACTTCGTTCTCTGCTACATGATTTCTTACTTTTTCTGGTAAAGCAAGGAGTTCTTCTTCTGTTATCGGCTCTTTTCCAACCCCTTTAAGAGCTGCATCTATTTTGCCGATGCTTTCTTGTAGCTTATTTGCCCTGTATCGTGCATTTATAGCACGTTTTGATTGTTTTTTTGCATTTGCTCTAGCGTTAGATAGCTTTGTTGAAATAGACTTTCGTATCTTTTTACTATCAAGCTTGGCTGTTTTTGCCATCTAAATACGTTCCTAACTTACTACGTTTTTTTAATCCCTCGTCAGAGATATACCTATCTGTTTTTGCTAATAACCATTGGCTTGCTTTTCGCCATCCACAAGACTTTGCATAAGTTAATGCTTGATCTAGTGCTTGTAGTTCTTCTGGTATAGGAGATAAATGTTTTTCATCTTCTGTATCTAACACATACCCAAATGGTATAGTACTGGTTTTTCTTCTTATCTTACCACCGGCTACTTTCATTAAACAAATTCCCCTGTTTTGAATCATATAAATTATCTATTGCTTGTATTTTATCAGTGTTCTCTGCAATAACACCTAACCACTTATCCATTTCTGCTGTAATATCAGAATGTTCTCCAATACCTACAGCAGAATGCGATAAAACATCAAGATTAGCCTTAGCTATTTCTATTTCAGCTCCGTACTTTTTTCTTAATGCCTCTAGTCTCATAGTTTAACCTTTTCTTTCGCCTACAAAGAAGCCAATAGCACCAGCACAACCACAGCAAATCATAACAACACTTTGCCATAGATCATTTGGTACCATTATGCCTAACATTGCAAATACACCACTAAGTGCTGCATAAGATGAAGGTTCTTTAAATCTATTCATTAATTCAACCATTATCGTTTCCTCCTTTAGTTGATGTCATACATGCACAAGGATTATCTTCTGTACATGTACAGTTTTCACAGTCACAATTTTCGCATGTACAAGTTTTGTTCTTTTTAGAGTACATGTTGTCGTAGTTTTCGTAGTTTTCTGTACCTATAGAAATTGCCATACTCCCTATTGTCCTGCTAACGGGTTATTCAATGCTCTTTCTAGCATTGTTCTTAATCTATCCTCTAGCTCTTTTAATTTAATATCTATCGTTTCTATACGTCTTTGTGCATCAGACTCAATCGCTGTTCGTTTTCCGTCAAAACGATCCTCTGCATGTTGAATTAAACTGCGAATATCATTTTCGCTTGTACGTATAGAAGTACGAATCTCTTGTTCCATTGTTCTAGACCGTCTGTCTACCGCAGCTATTTGATCATGTACATCATGTACATCACTACGTAAATCAGTTCGTATGGTTCTTGCGTCATCTTGAGCTGCACCTACTAACTCTTTTACTGCAGACATTTCAGTACTTGTGTTTGTTTCTAAACTTGTTATTCTTTCTTCTAATACATCCAGTTTTAGATTAAAACCAGAAAGATCAGGAGCAACGTATTTATCAATTTTTTCCTCCATAGCTACCCACCGAGCATATCCTTCAAATCCAGCCCAGAGAGCACCACCTAAAGTTCCCAGTAACGGAAGGATTAATAAAAGTTTCCCTCCACGAATTTTTATACCTTTATATTCTACCTCGTTAGTCATATTGGTCTTGAATCATCCTTTCCATCTGTAAGCTTGATCTAACACTTATATAATTACCTAACGGATCAGGTAAAATTTCATCGGTATAAATATCTTCTGGAACATACCATGTAGGTTGTATTTGTATAACCTGTGCTTGGTACGTAGATATGTTTGGTCCTAATGCATTTACAAGAGCTAAAGTTGTTACTTGTGTTACAGGGTTATAACTATTTGGTAATCCTGCTATTATTTGTTTTGCCTTTTCTTGTTTTTGCTCTTGTTCCTTTGTTGGTTTGTTTTCCGCTACTTCCTTTGATTCTTCTTTTGCTTCTTCCTCAACTACTTGCTTTTCTTCTTTTGGTTCTTCTTTTGCTTCTTCCTCAACTACTTGCTTTTCTTCTTTTGGTTCTTCTTTAGCAACAGGTTTTTCTTCTTGTGCTTCTTCCTGTACTACTTCTTTTTCCTGCGATTCTTCAGTAGCCTCTTCAGCTTCCACTGGACTGCTAGTAGTTGTTTCTTCTTGTGGTTCAACTTCATTTTTAACTTCGTTCTTAATTTCAGGAGTTGTTTCCATTTCTGTTTCAGCAACTTCTACTGGCTCCTCTATATTTTCTTGCATGGATTCTTCTACTACTGGCTGAGATTCCACACTTGGTTGTTCCATTATAGGTTCGGCAATAGGTTCTACTTCCATACCTATTTCTTCTATCTCTGCCACCATTGTTTCTACTTCTACCATCACTTCATTCATGGACATCTCCCCCATATCCATATCCTGAAACATACCCTCAGAGACACCAATATTTACTGTTTCAGGCATACCCTGTTCAAAATCATCTGGTGGCATGGACATATCTGGCATTTCTAAGTCAATTACTGCTATGTCCTCTATCTGTATTTCCTCAAAACTATCTTCGTTTGGTAGTGTTGTTACACTTGTATAGCTATCCATGATAGTTTGTGTTATTTGTTCTTGTGCCTGTATGGGTTGTAGTATTTCTACCCATGTTTCTACAGTTGTAGTTATTACATTATAATTAATAGTGTAGGCCACATTATCAAAAAAGTAATTTTTAGCTCCACCTATTCTTATAAACACCCTATCAAGATCTCCTGCAAAATCATATGTTCCTGAATATGTTGTTGGAGTTTGATGGTTTTCTAAGGTTATCTGCCCAGTATCCCATTGTAATATGTTATCGTTATAACCTTTTGTTTGAAAATACCCTGTTGTATTTGCTTGTGAATGGTGCATTTGTAGTTCCCATTCTAAAGCACCACCTTCAGATATGTGAAACTGAGATATATCCACATACTGATCAAACGTGGTTAAGCTGTTTGATGTTCCCTTACCACATCTTCCACTTCCGAAATAGGATTCACAATTTGGCATACTTGCCGGTCCAAGTCCTCCCCAATCATAATCCATGTCTCCGTGCTTGGTGTTCCCCACAATACCTGTATCTGCATGGAGGATGTCTTCTGTGGTTTTGTGTTCCACCGTTGTAGTTGTTTGCGTAACTTCTCTAACATTACCTTGTTCCTCTATTTCCTGTACAACTGTATCGCCTTCGTCTAATAACTGTGCCTTACTATATGAAAAATAAAATAAGAAGAATAGAGAAGATACCAAGAGCACCTTCATCAGTGATGATTTCTTCATTTTTTACATTCTCCTTTACCCATTGATCATAGTCTGGTCTTTTCTTAGGATTATTCGCCCACTCTTCTGCAGCTTCTATTCCTATCTTACCCATGTATGGACAGGGAGTTCCGGCCATTTCCATCGCTTGAAATACACGGGAATCTTGGCAGAGCATGGCTACAGCTCCTACTTTCATTCCCATACGGTACAAAGCACGAGATAACTTTAATCTTTCACAGTTTAAATCTCTTACTGCTGTACCACCAGCCAATCCTAGTATTTGTGTTTGTACCGCTGCAGAAGCAGCAAAGCTACATACATCTTGATTGTTTACCACCACCGATGGAGCACTGGCTGTGCCAACCGTTCTATCTACCGTAGTTGTGCCGGATACTGTACTACTGGTACTTGTCACTGTGTTGGTCTGTGCCAAAGATTCTGTCTGCCAGAAACTTACACAAGCCAGCACTGTAATAACGAACAACCATTTGTACATTACTAATCCTCATCATCAATATCAATTACGTTTGGCATGGGTGCCTTGCTGGGCATCATTACTATGCCATGCAAAGCTTTTACATCATGTTCTTGTTTTTCTATTTTTCCTAGGCCAACTCTGTCTAACAACGTCTGAGCAGCCTTTAGTCGTAATTCCTGTCTGGGGTTTAACCCATCGTCATTCATAGATTCTACTACCCTAGATACAGCAGTAGCCGAATTAACGGCTAGTTCTCGTTTGGATATATCTATGATTTCATCTGCAAGGGCTTTTACAAGCCAAGTTCTAGAAGAAGGAGCATATCCTGCTGCCTCACAGGCTAAGGCTATATCTCCTCTGTTTACAAACAATGCATCAAGAAACTTCTTTTGTTTTTCGGTAACTTCTTTTTTCTTTTCTGGTAGAAGTGCTGAGGTCATCCGTAGGTCTGTGCCTTTCTCACCCCGCCACCTTTGGCGTACTTTTTAACATATCCACCTTTGGCCTTCTTCTTCTTCTTTTTGTCAGCGTCAGCTTTTGATACTTTTTCAGCAGCACTAACCATAGAAGCTGCTTCTCCTGTTCCAACTGTACGACTTGTCAATTTAGTTATGGCATTTTCAAGTTTTCCTAAAGAAAATGCATTATTTTCTTGTGCTTGTTTAAAGAAAGCATTGTTAGCGTTTATTCTGTTAGTTTCTTTTTTATTAATATTGCCGTCTTTATCTTTAACTATTACAGGAAGAGCATCCCCTTCCCTTACTGTTGCTCCAAAAAATATACCTCTTCTTACTGCTGTACTCATCCGTAACTCCTCGCCTTTCTCATTCCTCCACCTTTGGCATAGGTTTTCTTGTGGACTTTGCCACCATGGACCATTTTCTTTTTAATTTTGCCACCCATTGCTTTTTGTTTAATACCATAGGCTTTTATAAGTCTAGCTATATTTTTTTCTGTCATAGGAGTATCCGGTGCCACTTTTCTTAAAAAAGCAATAGTGGCTGCCATATCCAATGGTTCTACCGGAACAGCTACACTTTTTGGCTTACCTTTATCGTTATCACCTGCCATCCCCTACATCTCCGCACAAGCGTAGCAGTTTATTTCCAGCCCTACAGATATTTCATTCACTTGTGGTTTATTCCAGTTTCTCATCGGATCACTTCCTTTCATGTGTGATAAAGTTACATAGGTATCAGAGAGGGATGGCACATTATGAAAGTTAGCACTTTCCTCCGGAGATAGAATATTTATTAGTATAACCTATCCCCCTCTTCGTGGGAGTGTAGCGTTTACTCCAAGTCCTCATGTACATACACTTGTTGCAAAACTTTGAGTAGTTTATGTGCTACACTTACCTTTATATTATAGCGTATATAACGATGTTGTCAAGAAAAAAATAAAAAAAACTTGACAGGTCTGAAATACGGTGTATAATGAAGGTACCCCCGTTGGGTTAGATACATATACCTCCCCCTAGCCTCCCCTACAGGTAACTAATAGCATGGCACACTCTCCAACCAGTGGAAAATCCTCTAAGGTGGGCCTTCTGGTTGGTACCTTAAAGTATGCCCAAAAATTTCTGGTAGGGTGCCTAAAAAATACACAAAATTGTGCGTGATTGCATACAGTATACCGGGTACCCCCCACTGTCCCTTGCGTGCGGGTAACCCTTTGTTTTTATTTACTTTTACTGTTACTTCCTCAATGATGGAATCACCCCCCAAGATATCCCACAAGATAATATTACAGTTGGATATGAGGTAAAACAAAAGTTCCGCATCATGCACACGCAAAAGGTAGGGGCTGACAATTTTTCTAGTTGGCAAACTTTAAGGTTAACTGTAGGGAGTACAAAAGCGTATCTTCTATGGGCGGATATAAAAAAACCCTAGCGGTTAAACTAGGGTTCCTTTGGGGAAGTTGTGGCTAGTCTTTAGTTATACCATTTATCTTTTATTTCTATTTTCCTAATGGCATCTTTAATATTTACTAACTTGTATTCGTTAGCGTTTACCTTCTGGCGTATCTTGGAGCATGGCACACCCAAAAACTTAGCAAGGTATTTGGAAGTTGTTCTTGAATAGTCCCAAGTGTGAGAATCTAACTCTACCAGATCAACTTCAGCTATCCAACGAGCAACCCAACTGTTGTATGACTTAAAATATCTGTCACCGTTGGGCATTGTTACGAAAGTTTGATTGTTTGCTATGTTTTCTATTTCTAACATGGTCTTAATCCTTTCACAGTTATTGTAAATATAACCTAGTATAAACATAAAAGTTATATTTAGTCAAATTTCTTTAAATCCTCACACTCTGCAAAAGCGTTTAATAATCCTTTGGTTTTTCCGAATGATTGCATAAAAAGATCATAGTTTTTATTGTCTAACTTACTTATTGCAGTGTGTAATCTTCCCACCGCATCCGTAATACTATCAGTCCTTGTATCTTTCATTCCAATAGTAGAAAGATATTTTTTAAATATTTCATAAGTCATTAACATTCTATTTGTCCTTCCTCAATGCTTTTATTATATTTATAGCGTTATTTTCAACTGTGTAATTCTTATCTAAATTATGATATTTCCTATCATGCACCATTCCAGAATGAATCATTAACAAGGTGACACCTACGGCTAATTCAAAAGAAAATACAATAAAGGAAAATAGATCATATACTTCAGCGTAGACAAAGACACCAAATGCGGTTAAAGCATGTAGACAAGCAACCCACCCAACTATTTTAATAAATGTCATCATGGTATTAATCCCTTCCTTGTAAATATAACTTAGTGTTTAAACCATAGCATACTTTAAATCTTTTATTGCTTAATTCCTCAGTAAAGTATCTTACAGGATTATCCTCACTGTCATGCGAGTGGTAAGAATTTAAAAACTTAGTCCAGAAGTTTGCACCTTCATAATTTTCCCACCGATTGTCTAATATTTTACTTGTGTTTTCTTTAGTGTTTCCCATTTTAATAGTAAATGAGTTTTGTTTTAATTTTATAGTTTCATATACTAACATAATGTTCTCCTATATAAGTTAAAAAAAAGTTAAGTACATTATATACTTAACTTTTCTTTTTTGTCTATATTAAAGATAATATTATTATAATTAAAACAATTATCCATGCTATCTTAAATACTGCATTGATTATCTCCATAATGTTTGCCTTGAGTGTTATAAGTTAAAAACATAGCTATTATGCCACCGCTAATTCTTCTAAGTTTTTCCAACTATCAGAATCCAACATGTTACGAACTGCAATCTCTCTTTCCTTTTGAACATTTGCCTTTTGGCTCCCTTTTCTGCCTGTAGACAATTCTACAACTTCACCTTTTTTGTTGACAGTTTCCCATGTCTCGTCAGTGTGAGTAGACCAGTGTGTGACAGCATTGTATAAAGCCCAAAGTGTTTTGCCTAAACTGCCCTGTTCCTGTTCATATCTGTACAGCAAATAATCTGACAGTCTGGTATTGATATTGGCACTAGTTTTATCTAAGTCTTTTAATGTCTCAACTGTTCTAGATTTTTTATAAGCAACAGTGTCAGCTAATAACTTAGCAACTTGGTTATCAGTAACCTTAGCATTAGACCAAAGTTTAAACTTATCCCCTTGAGTTTGAAATACATCTAATGTGCCATTAATTTTTGACAAGGCACTTGCAATGGATAGACCACCTGTATGTTTCCTTCTTTCATGGTAAAACTTTTGACCACCAAACACTAAGGTATTGAGACATAGACTACGATATGCACCTGTA